TAAAATACATCCAAAAAAATATAAACTTTTATACCATTGTACCGGTCTAGATATTGGATCGATATCTAATTTACTTGTTTTACCATTATTTATAGATGATTTACATGATGTATTTGAAATTAAATTATTGGGATCAAAAGTTGGATTATTTATATTTGTTGTATAATTATAACAAAATTGAATATTATATTTAGTATTATTATAATTAAAATCATAATAAGTTTTATAAATTACCGATAAATCATTCCATGTATTTTTATTTGAATCTATCTTTAATAATTCTTGAGGTGGATTTTTTGCAATTAAATAATGTTTATACCATATTTTATCCATATCATCTGTTAGTTTACCATACACTCCATCATCAATTGGTGTATAATTACCAACTTGCATATAATTAATTATATTTGGAATACGAATATTATTTTTGGTGATAGCATATAATAATTTATAAAATTGTTTATGAGGAGGAAAAAAACGATTGAAAAATATATATTTATTATCACTCGACATTATTATCATTTGATTTGGATCATTTGGTGATCGTAAATTCCAATCATTATTAATAGGTAATAAATCAATTGTAATAGTTGTAACAGGTAATTCAGAATATTTGTCAGTAATAATAATATTATTATTACCATCACCTTTAAATAAAATTCCTGTACCTAATATTGTAGAAGGTGTTAAAGCTTGGAAAGGATCTTGTGCTGACCTACTAGGAAATGTAATTGTAGTCAATTGACATGTATATAAATTATTGGTTGGATTTAATTGATAAGAAGAAACATATCCAGATATATTATTGCCCATATTTAATATATATATATAAATATATTAAATATTTTTATTAGATTTATATATAATTATTATTTAATAATTATGCAGTCGGCTTAGCAAATAATTTAAATATACCAATAAATGATAATAATAATAGTAAAATACAGCATAAAGAACTATACATAGAATATTTACTTAGAGCACGTAGATCATCTCCATTTAAATCATTATTAATATTTGTTGATGTATTTACAGATGGTGCTACAGATGGTGCTACAGATGGTGGTACTTTATGTTTTATAGACAAAACAGAAGGTTGTCCTGTCGTACATATTATAGGGAGTAGCTCTTTATCAACTGTTACATTAAATGCAGGTTTTATACATAGTGGTACTTGATCATTAGATATTGTAGGATCAGTAAATAATGTATACATTGTTTTTAATAATGTACTGGCATCAGTCCATTTCTTTCTATCAGAAATGAGTGATAATAAATTTGCAGGTGGATCTTTTGCTATTAAAGATGCTTTATATAATTGTTTAGCTTGTGCAGGAATATCTAAATTATCTTTAATACTATTGTATGTACTATCATAAACAGGAGTATATTCTGACATTGATATTAAAAATAATGCTAAAAAAGTTATTATAGAAGGTGGTGGAGTTTGACTAAGAATTGCAAGCATTAAAAACATATACCCTGTAGGTTTAGTTGGATCAATAAATATATATTTACTATCTGTTGACATAATAATCAATTGTGTTGGATCATTTGGTGATTTTGCATTATAATTATCAGGAATATAAATAGGTAATAAATCAACAACAACTGTTTTTGATTGTGGCATTTGTATATCTGTTACATTAATTTGTTTATTAGGGTTATTTAATACACTAGAGTTTTTTAATATTGTTAAGAAATCAATTGTAGTTAATGTAACTGTTAATAAACCGGTTAAAGGATTTAGTGTATATCCTTTTGTTAAATCAACATATCCTGTTATAGTGTTAAGTTCGCTAAAATCAGGAAAAATAGATTCAGAATAACTCGGTGAAGAAGTATCCATTTATATTTTTTATTTATATAATATATTAATATATTTATTCTAAATATTAATATTTATTCTAAATATTAATATTTTTATTAGTAAAATCAAATATATATATTATTTATTTATTTTTTTGATAAAACCATAAGTGACATACAACATGAACATAATATAATCACAGCTAGACATCCAAAGATCCAATAAGGATGAGAATTATATATTGAAGAAATATCTGTTAAACTAAAACTAGGAACTATATTATCACTTGCATCTTGACGTGAATTACATGATATAGTAGATTCAGGTTGTTTATCCATTGCAATATTTAGACAAAATTTAGAAGTATCCATATTTGAAGATGTTGCATCATGCCATGCTTTCATATAATATGATATATTTTTCCAAACTGTTGCATCTGAATTATATGATAATAAAAATGGTGGTGGATTATTGCTAATTAAATACATTTTATAATAACTTTTAATACGTTTATTCATTTCAGTATCATTTGCTAATTTTCCATATGTGCCATCATCAACAGGTTCATATATAATAGAACCAAACATTAATATATACATATTTTTGATGCTTGGAATAGGTATTTGAAATTTAAGTGATGTTGATAAGAATAAATATATTTCATTTAATAGTTGCTCATTTTTTAAATTCATTATATTTATAAATATATATTTGTTATCTCGTGACATCATTATCATTTGTCCAGGATCATTTGGTGATGCAACATTATATGAACTTGGCATTTTAATAGGAATTAATACAGCATTAGTAGTTACAGTAGTAGGTTTTGTTACTTTACTTAATGCATTTAATGTTAAATTTGCACTAGGTGCATTATTTCCTGAATTTACTATTGGTGTTAGTACTGATTGTATTTCTTTATTAAATGATCCTTCATCTATTGTATTTACTTGACAACTATATAATCCTGTTGATGGATCTACAGTGTATGTATCTATATATCCATATTTTACCATATTTAATATTCCTTCTAAAGACATTTTATATATATATATATATATATAAAATAATAATATTAATTAATTTATATATAATGAATAATGATGAACAAAATTATTTAAATTTAATTAAAAATGTTCTTGAAAATGGTGAAATTAGAAATACACGTAATAGTATCACTAAAAGTTTATTTAGTGAAAAACTAGAATTTGATATTTCAAATTCTATACCTTTTTTGACAACAAAAAAATTAGCATGGAAAACAGTAATAAATGAATTATTATGGTTTTTATCAGGATCAACAGATAATCAACAATTATTAGATAAGAATATTAAAATATGGCAAGGTAATTCTACTAGGGAATATATGAATAATATTGGAATAAAAGAAAGAGAAGTAAATGATTTAGGACCAATATATGGGCATCAATGGCGACATTTTAATGCAAAATACATAGATCATAAAACAGATTATAGTAATCAAGGTATTGATCAAATAAATAATATTATATATTTATTAAAAAATGATCCCATGTCTAGAAGAATAATATTATCTGCATGGAATCCATGTCAATTAAATGAAATGAATTTACCACCATGTCATATATTAGCACAATTTTATGTATCTACAAATAATGAATTATCATGTCAAATGTATCAACGATCAGCAGATATTGGTTTAGGATTACCATTTAATATTGCAAGTTATTCAGTATTAACATATATTTTAGCTAAATTAACAGGATTAAAACCAAAGAAATTATATATTATAATTGGTGATGCACATATATATCAAAGTCATGAAAGTGCGTTAGTGGAACAAATTAAAAGAATACCATATAATTTTCCAACATTAATTATTAATGAAAATAAAGTGTATAATAATATTTCAGACTTTGACATTACTGATTTTGCTATAAATAATTATACTTATCATGATTTAATTAAAATTGATATGATTGCATAAATTTTTATTTATATAATAAAAATATCTAGAACTAATATATGAGTACATTTGAAACACCTTCTACAGTAGATGTAAATACGACAGACAAATCACCAGTAACTGTTTCTGTTACTATAACTTCTCCTAGTACCAGTGAAATAAATACAATATCTCCAATAACAGTTTCATTAAATACACCAGCTACAGATTCATCAAATAACAATATTAGTGCTCCTAGTATTGCTCCTAGTATTGCACCAAGTAATCATTCTCATAAATTAAAATGTAAAAATGATTTGAATATGAAAAAAAAATTAATATATACATTGTATGCAGTTATACTTTTTATTGTAATATCGTTACCAGAAACATATGAAAAAACAAATGAATTATTAAAAGATATATTAAAATTTAATACATTAGGTGATAAAGGACCAACAGTTAACGGTATATTAGTACACAGTATTGTATTTGGATTACTTATATATCTATTAATGATATTATTACATTAATTTAATAATAAATATTATTAAATTAATTTATTGTAATGTAAACAAGTATTTTGTATTATTTAATGCACCAACCATTTCATCTCGAATATTTAATAAATTAGTGTCATTAATATCTAACATTTTAGGTAATTGGTTTGTTAAAAATTGAATGTAATCATTTAATATATTAATTATTTCAATATCACTGTTATTTTTTGTTTGAATCTCAAACATTCTAAAATTAGTTGGTCTATTATATTTACCATATAATTGTTCTAAAAAATTATCAATTAATGTATCAAATTTAGTTACAATATCACCTGCAGCTTTGTGTCTTGCATAGTTAGTAGTCATTAAATGATAAAAATATAAATTATTACGTATTTCAAAAAAAATGCGTGTAATTGTTTGTTTATAGTTTTCTTGCATATTTGTATATATATATACAAATTATTAAATTAATTATTTATATTATAATCTATATCAAAATGTGTTTTTAAATGTATTGCCATACTGTAAGGAGTATATGTAATATGTGTACAGTTTATATATGAACATCTATATATTTTTTTATTTTCTTTGTTTTCAATATCTTCTTTAATTTTTTTTGAATTTCTATTATATTCTAATTCTTTAGTGCGATTTCGTTTCATTAAATATAATATAAAATATATTTTATATTATATTTATACTAATGCTACATATGTTTCTTCGGAAGAATTCATTGTAATACAATATATATATACATTATATGTAATAGATATAACAACTCCTATTATTGTAACTATAAGATATATTAATAATTCTGTCATTATATATATAAATAAAAATAAAATAAAATATTTATTTCATTGAATATCCTTTTCCTGGGAATTTTTTTTGATCTAACGATGATGTAGGTATTATACCTGATAGATCAAATCCACCATGTACTACCGGTGCTACAACAGGTACAACAGGTACAATAGGCACTACAGGTACTACAGGCACTATTTCAGGTGATTCTAATTCTTCTATTTCTACTTCTAGTTCAATGCCTCTAATACAGATTGGAGAATTATTTGAATATGTATCAATAATTTCGATATGTAATACACGATCATCTATGAGTACAGGTATTGTTATACCATTATTTAAAACTGAATATCTTTCAAATCCATTACGCAATGAATTTACAGGATCAGGTAAATATGCATAAAAATCAGATAATGGTTTAATTTTAATTTTGTTACCCTTTTTAGGACATATTTGCATATATTCTACAGAATCTTCATCTTTGTAATCTAAATATTGATAAATCCATAATGGAATATATATTAAATTTGATTCATCATAATGTGATGAATCAATATCAACATATATTTTTTATCATTGTAAAAAAGTCCAAGAAGAAACATATTATTTGTATTTACATTATTATTTACAATATCTTCAAAAAAAGTATGAGGTACTATTACAGAATTTGATGTTTCATATTTTGCAATATCATCATCTGATAAAAATGCATTTAATGAATGTGGTCGTAAAATCATGTTTGACATAGTTATATATAATTATATTTATATATAACTATATATATTTTTTTCAATTTTATGTTTCTTTTGCTTTAACATCTAAATACGTGACAAATATGTAAACCATTAGCAACGAAAATAACATTTTATTTAATAATAAAATAAAATTACCTATTGTCATTTCAACACCAAATATAGTTACAACATATGTTTTAAATGAATAATCATTATTACCATAAACTAAATAAACAATTATAGGATCAATAATATCATAAAAAACAGATTCTAATAAACTAGTAAATTGCATCGATACAATTAATGCAAGAGATGCTGCTAATATATTTGATTTTGTTAGAAATTCCTTAAAAGGATGAGATTGATCCATTATATATTATAATAAAATAAAAATATATTATATTAATACAAAATTATTATTATAAATTATCTAACTAATATATTTTTAAAAATAATTGATATATATAATATAACTTTGATATCATATAAAAATTGATATATATATATTATTATATATATATCAATTATAAAAATGGATATTATGTTAATATCACAAGTAATAAGATTACAAGGATATGAAGTAATTAGAAATTTACAAACAAATGAGTACGTTGTATTTGATCCAATTTGTTATACAATAATTCCAATTCATACATATATCGATAATTTACATAAAAATTATGTATTGTGTTATAATCATTATATTAATCAACAGATAATTAATCAACAAATTATTAATCAATTAAATTCACAAAATAAACCACTATCACCACCGACATCACCGACATCACCGCCAACACCTAAACCACATTGGAATTGTTTTTAATAAACATATTTATAATACCGAATAATACAATAATAAATATTAGAATGATAGATAAATCCATAAGATTAGGTAATTTTAATTTATATAATGTATCATCTATTTTATATAAAAATGGTAATGGTCTATTATGTTTATATAATTTAATATTATTTTTAATTTTTGATTTTTGTAGTATTTTAATTGCACATCTTTTACCACTTTCTACTGCGGATTCCATACACCAGATACTTAATCCAGTATCACAGTGTGCACCTGCAATAAATAGATTATTATAATTAGTCGTATAAAGTGGTCTTGTATTATTATTTAATGTATTCACCCATTTTTTATTTCTGCTTTCTAAATAATCATTATTCATTTCCCATTCATGCCATATTTCTTTTTTCACAATATTTAAATCTTTAAATTTTTTATTATTATTTTTTAATAGATATTCATCTAATTCTGCACTATTCGATATTTCATGTAAAACTTCATTTAAAAATTCATCTTTTGTTAATTGATCACATCTTTTCTTATATAATTCAGATGTTTTATATGTAATACATGCAGTACCACTCCATAAACTTTTAATATTATTACCTAAATTTATATCAGGTAACCAAAAATTATCTTGTTGATAAATTGTTAAATTTAAATTAGAATCAGAAAATATAAATGCATCTCTATCAGGTATATGTATTTTATCAGCAAATCCAATACGAAAACTAATTTGAGTATGTGGTTCACCAATTGTAATATCAATAAATTTTTCTAATTCACTATCTTTCCCTAATTTATTATTTTTATATAAATCGGCAACATTATATGGATTCATTGCAATTACATAGTTGGTACTACTAATTATAGAATTGTTAACTTTTGCACTAATTACACTATTATCTTTAATAATCAATTCTTTTAATTCGGTTGATAAATAAAAATCAACATTTTTATCTAATAAATGTTTATACCAAGGATCAAACCATGCTTCTGATGTAGGTTGATTCATTAAAAACCAATTAATATTTTGATCTAAATTAGTTAATAACATTTCAACATATTTACCGATATGATATACTGATGCAGTTTCTACATCTAATCCTAATCCTGGACCAATTGCTGCTATATATTTTTTCTTTGCATTTCTTGAAATGGATTTTACTGAATTTGTAAAGCTATTTTCTTTATTATCTATAGAACGTAAATGTCCACTGAATATATGTTGTAAAAACCAATATATAGCAATTAAATTATCATACGCTGTAACAGTTTTATCTGGATTAATATTATTTTCAAAATTAATAAATTGAATATTTTTTGTTAAATTATTATAAACAGTTTTATTTTTAGTATATATTTCTTTCATTATGTTAAATGTATTATAATAAAATGGTGCATATGCTCTCCATGAATGTTCAGTAGGTAAATTATCTGAATATCTAGTTGATCTAGCCATACCGCCGATTATACTTTCTTTTTCTATAACAGCAATTTTTAAATTATATTTACTCAATTCATGTGCAACTGTTAATCCTGCTATACCTGCACCAAATATAATAACATCATAATTTTTATTCATACATATACTATATATATTTATAAATAGTATATATATTTATAAATATTTTTAATAGATATCATCATTAACTACATTTAATTTTAATGTAGAAGGTGCATTTGACATGTCAGTAGATATATCCATCGACATATCAGTATCTATATCTGTAGACATAGCTAAAGCAGAAGAAGGAGCATTCATACTATTAAGATCTATACTGCATTTATTAACATCACTTAAATATTTAGATCCAACAGGGCATGACATAGTAACATTATTATTTTTATCCATATTAAGAATTGGTGCAACATAACATATTTGTTTACTTATATCAGAACCATCAATGCATGTGTACATTAAATTTAAATTTGTACTTAATATCATTTCATTTATATTTTTTATATTTGAATTTATCATTTCGGTATTTTTATTGTCATTTGAATCGATTACTAAAACTTTTGATATATTCTTTAACATTTTTCTTTATATACATATAGTAAACAAAAAAAATTATATATAATATATTATATTTTATTATATATGAGTAATTCTATAGATAAATTTGGAATAATAATATGTATATTATTATTTTATATATATTTATATTCGTGTGATTTAGATGAAAATATAGAAAAAATTAATGATTCTAATATTGTTGTAATAGCAGATAATAAAAAAGAATTAATAATTAAAGAGAATGATGTACAAAAAACTATAAATAAAACATGTACACATATGGGATGTCTAGTAAAATATGATAAAGATTCTCAAAAATTAATATGTCCATGTCATAATTCAGAATTTAGTTTAACAGGTAAAGTATTAACTGGTCCGGCAAAAAATGATTTATCAGTTACTATCAATGAATCATTTGTAAATAATAAATTTTTTGACTGGTAAAATAATAAAATTAAAATAAATTAAATTTTTTGTTTTTGAAACTACTTAAAGATTAATATATAGTATATATTGACAAGAAATATAAGCGATATTAATTAAACATTAATATCGGTTGTGTGACCGAGTGGTTAAGGTGGCAGGCTTAAGATCTGCTGGAGCAATCCGCATGGGTTCGACCCCCATCGCAACCAAAAATTATTTTATTATTTATTAATAATAAAATAATCAACGAATAGTAGATTTTTTATCTTTTATGATAATATATATAAAATGGATGCATTTATTGTATCAACAATTGTAAAAAAATCTTTAGCAAAGAAAAAAAGAGAACATCTTAATGATACAAATGAAGAAGTAGAAGAAGTGTATAACGAAGATAAATCTACGAATATGTCAATTGGAACATTTTTATTAATGTTAATTATTAATTCATATGCTGCATATTTAAGTTGGGAATGCAATACTAGAAATAATTATCCATTAAGCTTAAAAATATTATTTTCATTCTTTGCATTTTCATTTGGTTCATTATATATTTTATATTATATTTTATTTAGATTTGACATGTGTAATACTTTTGTATTAAATCCCGATGGTAGTATAAATGAAAAATTATCTAACATAAGAGTTTAAATTTTTTGATATAAATAAATGTAACCAAATTTTTTAATTTCATCCACATCACTATTCATTGATAAAATTTGTTTATCATTAAATTGTGACCATGTATTATCAAATTTATGATAATATACATAATGACCAAAATTTAAATCACCCATATGCATAATTGTTCCAATTAATTCATATTTATAATTATTAATTTCTAGTTCATCCGGCATTGTAATTGGATTACCAATTTTAGATATTCTAACTTTATTTAATTCTTTAATATATTCATGTTTAAATCGTTTTAAATGGATATATAGATATTTAGGTGATCCTTTAATTGTTAGTTTCTTATTTGTACCAATTTTCATATTACATTTTTCACATAACCACAACTCATCATTACCTAACTTTTCAACTGATAAAAAATTTGCAATTGCTTCTTCAAAAGTTAAAAATTTATTAATTTCAATTGAAATAATTTTTTCAGGATCAATTTTTTCTGATGTATGTTTGCAATTTGTGCATTCAAGTACACTTGTTAAATTGCAATCAAATAATGATTTAATATTAACACCTTCCGCGTCAGTTGCCATTGCAAAATTATCTAAAAAATATGTTAAACATTCTTGTGCATCTTCTTGTGATCCGATACGATAATCTGAATTCATATTACAATATGATTGTAGTAATAATGTTGGGCCAACAACAGTTACATTATCATCAAAATAATAATCTCTAATCGTTTTAGATAAATCGATTAATAATCTATTATTACCACGATAATCAGTTAGAGTTTCAATTAATTGTTCACATCGGAATATAGATTGTAATGTAGAATTATAAAAGCATGTATTACGAAAATTACGAAATCCTTTTTTAATATTAAAATTAACAGTCTTATTAGTAAGAGCCATATTTTATTATAATACAAATGTATATTTATATATAATAATTTGTTCAATTTTTATATTAACTTTATAAATGAGATAAAAGGATTCCAATATAATTAATAAATAGATTATATTATAATATGAGTAAACGTCGAAAAAATACAGATATTAATGATGAAAATGACAATATTATAGAAAATGAAAATGAATATGATGGAGCAGATAATAAAATACATAAAAAAAAGAAAATTAAGGAAGAGTTCTTAAATATGGAAATAAATACATTAGATGATTTAATTAATTTAGCAAATAAATATACGCCGACGAAAGAATACTCTTTTAATTTAGAAAAATTACATAATTTATTACCATCGTTATTAAAATTAAAAAATATTATCGGAATGGAAACAGTAAAGAATTCAATAGTAGGTCAAATTATATTTTTTCTGAATGAGTTTAATGATGAACAAATGGATATGATGCATACGATTATTCAGGGACCACCAGGTGTAGGAAAAACATTATTAGGAAAAATTATTGGTGAATTATATTATTATTTGGGTGTGATTAAACCAAAACAACAATCGGTTTTATCAAAATTTCTACCAAAACGAAAATGTACAACCAAAGATGAATTAGATGATGAAATAGAAGAGTATATGAATGCAGGTAAAACTAGTCATATTAAATTTAAGATTTCGGAAAATATAAAAGAAAAAGAAAAGGAACCTTTTAAATTTCGCATTGCTAGACGATCAGATCTCATTGCCTCCTATCTTGGCCAATCAAGTATCAAAACACAAAGAGTAATAGATGAAGCTGAAGGAGGGGTTTTATTTATTGATGAAGCATATAGTTTAGGAAATGAAGAAGGTCGTGATTCGTTTGCTAAAGAAGTGATTGATACATTAAATCAAAATTTATCTGAAAAAAAAGATAGTTTATTATGTATTATTGCAGGATATAAAGATGCATTAGATAAATGTTTTTTTGCACAAAATGAAGGATTACGACGTAGATTTCCATTTGTATATACTATTGAAAAATATACCGCAGATGAATTATATCAAATATTTAAAAAAATGGTAGCTAATATGAATTGGCAAATAGATATTCCAGTAAAGTTTTTTGAAGATAATTACAAGTATTTTAATAATATGGGAGGTGATATGGAAATATTATTTTTCATGACAAAAATAGAACATGGAAAACGTGTATTATTTAAACCCGAAGATAAAAAAAAAATAAATATACAAGATTTAGAAAATGCATTTAAAATATTTAAAGTTAATAAACAATTAAAGAAAGATAGAAAAATGATAACAGAAGAAGATGAAACATGGAAGAACTTGTACAATTAATTACAATAGGTAATTAATTATAGGTTAGTTTTGCTAACGTACAATTAATTACAATCGGTAAATAGCAAAATTATATTATTTAATATAAAATAATATAATTCTATAATACAAATTCCCATTTAATTTTTCTATTATTAATTTTACCTGCAATAATTTTATTATTTTTACATGATTTAGATATTTGACTTTTATCAATATTATGAATTCTACCAGCTTCTGATGCACTATTATAAATTCCAATTTCTTCATTCGTATCTAAATAAATAGCTTTCACTTTACGAACTTTGATTGTATTTGTTGCTTGTTCAATCCTATTTGCCCATTTAAGATTACTTGGTATATTATTTAATTTATTTCTATCAATATGATCTACCGTAATATCTTTACCATATATTCCGGGTGGTTTACCATGAAATGCTAGACATATTAAATAATGAACATTATATTTTATATCACGAATTGATACATAATAATAACCATCATTTTTTAGATTACCAAATGTTATTTTATTTATTAAATTTTGAACTCGTCCCATATTAGAAAATTTAAAACCTACAAAACGAGAATCATCATCAATAGTTTTCCAAATTTCATTTTCTATTTTATTTTCAATATATGATAATTTATAATTACCAATTTGTTCATTATTTCGAGCATATGTAGATATAGTACATCTAGCTAATTTTAAAATAGGTATTAAATCATCCGCACAATTATATATTTTTTTGCTGATACATTCATTATTATTAAATTCTGATAATAATATTTTTTTATTTAATTTGGCTGCCTGTAATTTTCTAGAATTACTATTTTTAAATGTTTTTATATTATGATCTTTTGAATTTAATGATTGTAAATTATTAATTGTATTATCTGTTTTAATACCATTAATATGATCAATTTGTAATTTTTCTTCTATTTTACCATTAAAACATTCATATATAAATCGATGAGCAGGATATCTATTATATAATTTATCATCGTGTATATTAATTCTAATATAACCATCTGTATTGTGACCATTAATAATTTCATTATTATAAATACTAAAAATATGTCCATCTTTATTACCAAGATAGTTTAAAAATTTATAATGTGCTATCCATCCTTCATTTATTTTTTGTTGTTTTAATTTATTTAATTGATTTTGTTTATATTCATCTAATTGTTCTTTATTTACTAATTGTAAATTATCAATATTAAGGTTATTTATTATACCATCTTTATATATAACAAAATAATTATCAGGTATTTTTTCATGAAAGCATTCATAAACAATATTTTTTGCTAATATTGTTTGTTTTTTATATGAAATTGTTTTTTCTACATTTGCTATTCGACCTTTAACTATTTTGTTTGTTTTATATGAAAATATTATACCATTTTTATTTGCTGTATATGGTAATTTATAATGTTTTTTTAATTCTTCGGACATTTTATATATAGAAATATAGATATATATCTTTATATATAAATTTAGTGTATTTTTTTAGGATAAACGTTCATTTTTATTGAAATAAATAATAATCGATTGCTGATTTTTTCAAAACAGTTTCAAATTCATTCGTCAACAATTTTTTACGTAATGCAATACTCATGATTTGTTGATCAATTGATATTTCACTACCTTTATCCACAGTTAAATAAATATAGATATTAACATTTCGTTCTTCTTTTGGTAAATCTTTGTGTGAACAAAATCGAACTGCTCGGCCAATAACTTGATCTATACGTGACATATTCCAATATGGTTCTAATATATGTACTTGTCGAATACGTAATAAAGAAACACCTTCTTTGATTGCAGGAGATCCTAAAATCACTTTGATTTTAGATCCATCTGTATTATTTTTATTATTAATAATTTCACGAATTAATTCTTTTTCATCAATATTTTCATCACCTGACCAAATAGCATATCTTTTTTTTCCTTCACCCTCATCTAAAAAATTAGAATAGCCATGGTAATCTAAAACGCGTTTAAAATCTTCAATACCACCATGTTCTTTGAAATTAGAATATACAAATACAGGACCAGGACATCGTTCTATCTTTTTTAATATTTTATAAAATTTAATAGAATATTTTTTTAAGCTATTCCATGATAAGTAATTTCCCTCAAAACTGTTTAATCCTTTATTACCTATTTTACGATTAGGATATGCAACATTTGATATAATACGACCACCTAATAAAAAACTATTGGGTAATTTTAATATATCCGTTGATTGTAAAAATAAACCTTTTTTTTCTTGTTCAATAAAACTAGTATATGCATCAGATTGAAATTTTTCCATTTTACACTTTACATATTTAATGTGTGTTTTAGGAAATGTAAAAGATGGTGCACCTTCATAATAAGAAATATGACCTTGTAATATTTTTGATAATTTATCTTCATTCTTAAGATGATATATAATTCCATCGTCTCCAGTAGTTCTTTCTAAAAAATCAGTATTAAATTCATCTATATTTTTAAATGTATTCGGTTTAAGTAAATTAATAGTTAATCCTAATTCAGCAGGTTTATCATAAATTGGTGTACCAGACATTAAGACTAATCTGAAATCATTTTTATCCATGCCATTTGCAATACATTGAAAATGTATTATAAAATGAACCATCTTCACTTATAATATTATGTACTTCATCCACGATCATTAATGTATTTTTTAATTTAATTTTTTTATCGTTGTATAACTCTACAAATTTATGATAAGAATATATTTCATAATATTCATGTATTCTATCATTTACTTTATCTATTATAGTTAAATATTCTTTTGAATCAGGTGATAAATCTTTTAATTGTTGTTTTTCTTTTGGAGTAATATATTCATTTCGAGTACAATCTGATCGTAATTCTTTATAAAAGTTTGTTTTTAATGATGCAGGACCAATTAATAGTATTTTTTTATATTTTTTCCATTTTTCTGCAATTTGTATTGCAGCACATGTTTTTCCTGCACCAATTCTATGATATAATAAAATACTTTTATAGGATGTATTTGGATTTAAAAATTCAGCAACAAATAATTGTGGTAATTGAAATGTAAACTTTTTAGGATAACAAAAATCCTTTAAAGATTGCTTTTTACTTTTAATTTTAAATTCATGAAATATTTTTTTTATTTTTTTTTGAAAATCTTTATCATTTATATTTGGGTATTTTACCATTAATATTATATTATAATTTTAAAATATATATAGTATTTATATATAAAAATGCCAACTTGTGAAAAGAAAGAAATACGAAGAGTTAGTTATCGAAGAAAATCTTATACTCGAAAAGATGGTACACATGTTAAAGCTGCATATGTTAAATCAGGTTGTATAGAGGATAAAGGAAAAGTTGGAAAGGGTAAAAAATTATTTGAAATTAAGGATAAAGGATTTTTAACAAGTGAAGGATATAAATTAGATAAACCAGTTAAATCAAGACATGATTCATTAAGAAAAGTATCCAAAAAGAAAGGATCATTAAAAGTATTACAACATCTTAATGGAATACGTACATTACAAAAAAATAATCCAGATATGTACAAAAAATTAGATATAGATGTTAAATATATGCAAAAAATTCATGCAAAAGAAAAATAAGAAATCTAATAAATTATTATCTTTATTAGATTTATGAACGATCTATTATTTTATAGTATATGGATTATACCATCAATAATAATTATTAGTATATTAGTATATAATAAATTCTATACTAGACCATGTTATAAACATATATATATTAAAATAAAATTATCAAATGATAATAATTTTACAAATATTGATTCAAGTTTTATTAAAGATAATAATAAAATAATATATTGGATATCATCAAATGATAAATATGTAAATAATAATTCATCGACATCAAATATCGATTATTCTATTAAATCCCATTATTCTAATAATAATATATCAAATATAGAAAATAAGACTGCAACAGTATCTATTAATTGTAATGAACTAAAAAATATTTCTAATAATTCAGTACCATTGTATATACATTATAGAATTATTAATGATAATGGTAAATTATCAGATGTATATGTTAATAAAATAAATGTATCAAATTGTCAAAATTGGTAAAATATATTTAATTTTATACTTTTGAAAAATATTCATTTTCAGATAATGTTAAATTAATATTTTTTGTACTATTAAAATCATTATTATATGGTTCAACAACATTTGGTTTAATAAATATATCATCTAAATCAGTATTATTTGTTTCTTTAATAACTGGTAAGTTTGATGAAAATACAAATTCATCATTTTGTTCAGAAAAATGTACATGTCTATCGCCTGTATTAATATTATTTGGTTTTTTATGTTCGATGAAATTATCATTGATTAATTCATTTTCATGTGTTTTTAATATACTTTTTATTTTATTTAAATTATTTGTATTATTTGCATTATTTGCACGTGTTACATTTCTAGTATGTACAGTTTGGTATTCATCATCATCATTTTCATCATCATATTTGTATAATACAATATAAATATATATTCCTACACCAACTAGAAATAATAATAATAATAATTTATTCATATTTATTATTATTATTTTAATATAAATTTTTAACCTAAATATTATTTATATCTTCTTCATTTATTGTTGCTATATTATTTGTATTTGTTTCATTATCTGATACCTCTTCATCATCTTTTTCAAATTGAAATAATTCATCAATTTCTGAATCTTCGACGATATATTTATTTTTCTTTAATATACTTACTTCTTCAATTGTATATACTAATAATACATCACCTATATCTTTTGATTCAAATTCACGTGTAGCATATAAAATAATATCTTTCTTTTTGATTTTTGGTAGTGATTTTTTTAAGCGACATCTAAATTCAGTCACAGTTCCTAATTTTCGTACCATAATCATATTACCACCTAAAAATGTAGTTACTTGACCATAACCTTCATTTGAATCTTCCACTATTGTTAGTGGTCGTGATAATTTTTGAACACTATTTTTTTGTTTTTTATGTTTATTACCACCAGTTGTATTTTTAACCATTTTAATAAATTAACTTATAATATATATATTAGTAATAATTATTTATATTATTTATTAGATACCCATTTATTAATACAAACAGGGCATTTCAATTGATTTGTTCGATGATATTCGGTTAAACAATCAATATGAAAACTATGTTTACAATTTTCATTATTATTCATGATAGATAAACATGAAATAATATTTGGTTTTTGATCACATTTAATACAATTTGAACCAATTGGATTATTACAAATTAAACAATCTTCATTAATTGATTTCCATTCAAGGGAAGATACCAAATGTAACTTTGCGATTTCCATTTAATATTGAAATTATTAATTTATAAACCATATAAGTATAGGATTATAATTTCAATTATTATGAATAAAACAATAACCGACACCTTGGTAAATAAGTTACCATTTGTCGAAAAATATAGACCATATAATTTAGATAACATTGTTGAACAAAATGATGTTATTATGGCAATCAAGGGTATATTAGAAAAGAAAGAAATGTTAAATTTGCTATTTTATGGTCCACCAGGAATTGGAAAAACTACTATTGCATTAAGCTTGGCCAAACATTTATATGGTGATAAATATTCTGAATATATGTTAGAATTAAATGCATCAGATGAAAGAGGTATTAAAATGGTGAGAGAAAAAATTAAAACATTTGCAAAATTAAAATGTGATAATACAGTTTTTCCATTTAAGTTAATTATTTTGGATGAAGCAGATGCACTGACAAATGATTCACAATATGCATTAAGAAGAATTATAGATGATTTTAGTCATTCTACGCGATTTATTATCATATGTAATTATCTAAATAAGTTAATTAATCCAATTATATCACGTTTTCGATCATTTCAATTTAAACAAATTTCGCTTGAATCTGCGAATATTATATTACAAAAAATAATTAAAAAAGAAAAATTAAATATAAATGACGATCAAATAAAAAAAATGTATGAAATTACAGGAGGTGATTTACGTAAAATGATAACTCAATTACAATATACAATTATACCAAATAATAAGTTTTTACCTGTAATATTAGAAAATTATAAAAATCCTGATCTATTATTAGCCAGATTATTAAAAGAAAATATTCAAATAGAATATTTGCTAATAGAAATTTATGAATATGCACTTGAAACAAATAATATTAAATTATTAAATCAAATATCAAACATTGATGGAAATATACAATATGGTGGTCAACCTATAATACAAGTAATGACATTATTAAAATATATATAATTATTTGCTTTACTATGCACTACGATTAGCTTCTAATTCACTAATTTTTCGTTCATATTTATTTTTTAATATTGTTAATGTTTTTTGAGATGTTGTTAATTTTTCTACGTTTTCTCGTTCTTTATTATATTTATTTATCATATCTGCTAATTCAGCCTCAGTTTTTTTATTTTTATTAGCAAGAGGTGTTAATTTTTCTACATTTTCTCGCTCTTTTTTATATTTATTTATCATATCTGCTAATTCAGCCTCAGTTTTTTTAATTTTAGAAGTAATGGGTGTTAATTTTTCTCGTTCTTTATTATATTTATTTATCATATCTGCTAATTCAGCCTCTGTTTTTTTTATTTTATTATTTAGTTGTGTTAAAGTAGTATTACAGTTTAATTTATCTTTTTTTAATTTATTTAGTTCGTTTACATTATTATCACAATATATTTTTTCTGTATTGTTCTTTGGTTTTATCTCGTTTATTTTTTCTATTTTTAGATTTTCATACTTTGGTTCTATTTTAAGTCTATTTGGAACGTAATTTTTTTGCATATACATATATGTTATAAAATATTCAAATTGAATATTTTATCTATATTTTTTAAATTTATCTGCATCATTTTTATAAAATTCAGTTACATGTTTATGTGGATCATTTTCTAGATCATTAAATGACCATTTTTCTATTTGTCTATTACTATTTGAAAAATATACGTTTTCAATATAATATCCTTTTCTGTTTGCTAATTTTTGCATGTTTTCAACACAATGTTTGCATGGTTTTGACATGCCAATTAATCCGGATGGACTTACTTTAATAACAACAATACTTATTTTATATAATTTTTTGTTTTTTGGTCTTGTTTTTAATTTATTTATTGCATAATGTTCTGCATGAATAGTTGCCGCATTATTTGAGCATGTTGATGCTCGATAACAATTATATGCCATTGTAATTTCATTGTGGATACGACTTTATTCGATCTTTGATCACGGCAGACGCATGCGTATACGGTTCAGACGGATGACTATTAATAAGCCTATAATTGATTAACTTTGAAATTAATGATTCCATTTAAATTTATTTATGTTATAAAAATTGATATATTTATTTCTTTATTCAATTTTTTTAAGATATATAAATTAAATAGGGTATGTTAATAGGTGACGAAATTGATAATAGTTTTTATTACCTTTATAGCAAAAATGGAATCAACCACAAGTCTTACCCATCAAATATCAATGACATATCCAAATACACCAATCATACAAATAAAAGATCAATCAACAATAAATCAATTTCTACCGACATATTTAATTCAAAAAATTATGTTTCAAAAAACAGAAATAGTACATATTCTACAAAAAGTAAAAAAGTTTCAAGAGAACCAACGTGAAATATTAGAATTATTTAATGATAGTAATAATATTATTAATATTGATAATAATTCTATATGTCAGCGAATTGATACAGAACATATATGTTCATTTTGTGATAAAAGTGCATCATTTGTTAATACAAATATGAAATATTATTGTTGGTTTCATAAATGTCAGATAGATTAGTAATAAATATAAGAAAAATAAAATTGATAAATTATTACTTAAAATAATAATAAGATAATTATTAAGGAAATGTCGAAATTTATTAGATATTCATCTGATTATGTATTATCATTACGTCCAAACAAAGATGAGATAATATCTGAAAAATTATCAAAACATTTTGATTGGATCAATGAATTATTTTTGGAGTCAACGCAGTATCAAGAAAATCGAAAGAAGATAAATTACAATCAGATAAACTCACAAAAATGGAGAACGATTAATACAAATATTATAAATTCAATATTATTGTTATTAAATTCATTAGACGCATCATTATATAATGAAATTGAAAAAAAGATTACGGATATTACTATTCGAGATGTAAATAATATGAGAAAAATAGTTGAAATTTTACATGAAAAAATATGTGAGTCATTTAATTCTCATACAGTTTTAATACTATACAGCAATATTTTAAAAAAAATTATTGATATGGGAAAATGGTATTATAAAATTGGAGATAAAATTTCTGATTACATTTGTCCTAGAATTATTGCAGTTAGTATTGCACAAAAAAAATATAAGGAAATGTTAGATACATTTTTGATAATACATGAAAATTTTAATAAGACAAATGATGAAGTTACATATTTTAAAATAAAAAATCAAACATTTATTGGAAATATATTGTATATTGCACAATTATATAATAATAATATAATTTCAATTGAAATTATTAATAATATTTGTGATGATATTATAACAAAAGTAAAAGATAATACAAAAAATAGTGATTTAATTGAGTATTTATTACATTTGTTGCAGAATGTTAAAGATTTTGATAATTTAACAAACATTATTAATGAATTAGATCAAATTAAAGAACTATTACCTACACGTATTAAATTTTTAGTAATAAACTATATAGAAAAAGTAAAAGAGAAACAAGACACATCAGATAAATCAGTAATAGTTGCAAAACAAGTAACACAAGAATATCAAAAATCGAAAGAAACATATAATAATTTAATTATGGAATATATAATCAATGAATCTATTGATGATTTTATTAATTCGATTAAACAAAAAGTAGAAGGTGAACTTGTAATGTCTATTCTACAAAAATATAATCCTCAAACAGAACAAAAATTAATTAAGTTTGTTGAAATACTATTACAAAAAAATATTCTAACAAAACAGTTATTGAATGATAAGATTAATTCATATAAAGATGATGGTACAATAGATGATATTTCAGAAGAATGTCCTGTTGTATTAAAATTTATCGAAAAAATCACAAGTAAATAAAACTTGAAAAATTATTTTATTAAATACATAAATAATTAATAAGATAATTAGTTAAATGAGTAAACTAGATAATAAACCGTGGGTTGAAAAACATAGACCACAAAATTTAAATGAAATTGTCCAAGATGACAGTATAATTAAAAAATTAAATAATATGAAAAATGATAAGTTTATTCCGCATATGTTAGTAGATGGATATGCAGGTGTTGGAAAAACAAGTGCAATTAAAGCATTCATTAAAGAAATATACAAAGAAAATTATGAATTATGTGTATTAGAGTTAAATGCATCGGATGATCGTGGTTTAGATATTGTTCATGAAAAAATTATACCATTTTGTAAAGGTATTACATATGATTTAACGGGTAATAAATTGAGTAAAGTTATTATTTTTGATGAAGCGGATAATTTAACAAAAAAAGCTCAAGAAATTATAAGTAATTTAATAAAAGAATATACGTTGATGACAAGATTTATTTTTATTTGTAATAATCGCTCAGAAATTGATGAGAAAATTCAGTCAAGATGTTTCCCGATATACTTCCCAAGTATTGGAAATAAGATACACAGTTGTTTAAAAAAGATACTTGAAAAAGAGAATATAGTAGTAGAAAATAAAAAAATTAATGATATTGTTACATATTCAAATGGTGATATTCGATTAGCAATTAATCTATTACAAATTGCAACAATATCTAATTATCCATTGGATTCTATATCATTATATACATTTAATCAATATTTGGATAAAATTGTAAATGGATTATTTATGATATCATTCAAAGATATATATATCGAGTATAATAATATAAAAAATCTTGGTTTTGATGGATATGATATATTACAATTTTTGATAAAAAAAGTTATTAATACAGATATTAAAAATGATATTAGATTTGAAGCATTAAATATTCTATATAGTACATTTATGGTCATTTCGAATGAAATTGAATCAGAGTTACAAATAATTGCATGTTTAACAAAATTATGTAAAAATTAATTTATAATTCAAGTGCTTCATTACTTAGATTATTACAAATTATATATTACATGAACTATATAAAGTGTATTCCTGATGATTTTGTAGAAGAATTACAAAAATATACAAAAAGCAGGATTATTATATACACATAATAAAATTGAAAAATAAATTATATATAATAATCAATATATAATTTATTTAATATCGATCAATATGGATGATATGTCAAAAGTATTTTATCGTTATTTTCATACTACTTGTACAGATAATACAATAACAACTGGAAATTTTTTACCATATGAAACAACCTATACTTTTTATTCACACAATAATTGTTTGATGTGTGAAAGTGATGATGAAAAGATGATTTGTAACATGATTGCACCTAATTTTACTGATAATCCGTTAACAATTTCTGAAGTAAATAAGTATGTCAAGTGGAAGAGAACAATACATCGCTCTGTAAATGCTACATGTGTTCATAATAATTGTTTAAGTCATTGTCACGCATGTGAAGGTAACTTAAATTATGAAAGGTATAATTTATTCTGGAATGTAATATATTCAATTTTTCCAAATAAATATATTAATATTACACTAAATAAAATGGGTATTCAAGCCGATGATTTTAAGTTGAAAAGAAAAGGTATGATATATTGGCAATTAATTGATGATTATATATTGCAGTGTAGGCTAGAATGGGCAAATACAACAAATGATGACATACAACAATTACTACCAAGAAATAATTTAATGTCAGAAATACGAAATACTAAAATGCGATGTTTATTTCCTAATATTTTACATGCAACATGGTCCGGAGAATATATTTCAGCAGAACAAATTCGTTTGCGAGAAAGTGTTCCAGAAAGCTATGGTAAACAAGTGCCTTAATAATTACTTTATATAAACATATATATACATATATATAAAGCAAATAATGGATATCCAAAAACAATTACATACAGTTTTTTTACAAAGTCCTTCTAATTTATTTGATGCATTTATTGAAGAGTGTAAAAAATGGTATGATAAACCTGCACATAATTTGGTTGAATTAAAAACTCGTGAAAATAAAAAATTACGAGGTGATATATTTGAAGAATTTTGTGTAATATATTTAAAAAACATTAAAAAGTATACCAATGTATGGCGGTTAGAAGATGTACCGGAAGATATTCTAAAGTTTCTTAATTTACAGCGAAAAGATATGGGGATTGATATTATTGCAGAAAAAAATGGTAAATATGTAGCAGTACAATGTAAATATAAAAAACCAATGGTAAAGAAAACGTATGTATCTTGGAAAACATTATCTACATTTTATGCATTATGTATGCGTTCGGGACCATGGGAATCATATATTGTAATGACAAATTGTAATTATGTAAGACATGTTGGAAAGAAAACAGAAAAAGATATTTCAATATGTTTACATTCATTTCAAAATATAACAAAAGAAGAATGGATTAGTATGTGTGATATAGAAGGTAATATAATAAAAGAAAATGATATAAAAATAAATTTGTCATTAGATGAATTACGAAAAGCACGTTTAGCATATTATGATAAAAAAGTATGATCAATTACCTTATTTTGTAATTCAATAAATTGTTGTTCAATAACAGATTGTGGTAACCATATCTTTTTTTTATTTACAACTGTACAATACATACTTCTATCTTCCATATCAGATAATTTACCTAAAATTCGATTTCCACCACCTATTCCACCATCAATACCTATAGCACCACAAGTACAATATTTAAAATCATGGATGCTCTTACTTTCTATAGTTTCCTTACATTTTTTGCAATATATTGCATGTCTTGTTTGAGAATACCGTACTCCTGCATATATTATAGAAGGCATATTACTAATATATAATATATAATTATTATATTATATATTATGATAAAAAAATTGAAAAAATAATAACTTAATATGCTTATATAATTATATTAACTATCATAATATTGCAAGATGTCATCAATCAGTGATGAACGCATGTTTCTATTACGTCTTCGTACTCATTTAACACAAAAAGCAAGACAACAATCAGATCAATTTTTTCAAGTTGCTGTATGTATGGCATCTGCAGGATATGGTAATGATTGTTATAAACTAAGATATATGAATAACGATTTTAATAAAGATCCTAATTTGTGGGATGCACTTGCAAAAACAATGATCTTTAAATCAAGATCATTGCTTGTTTTGGAAATTCTGAAAAATATTTATTCAGATACAGAACTTGGTACCGAAAAAGCAATTAAATTATTAGATCGTGTAAATAAGTTTAATCCTGATGATTATAGAGATGTTATTAAATATGCTATTCGTATAAGTAATATGCCTGTTTTAGAAAAATTAATAAAAATTGGGTATGATGTTAACTATAAAAAACATTATTTAATTACTGCAATCAAAAAAAATAATATTGAATTAGTTAAATTTTTAATTAAAAATAAGATTAATATTAATTCTAGTTTCATTACACATGATCAGTATGATAATGAGAATGAAATAAGTGCATTATTAATGGCAATTAAGATTAAAAGTTTACCAATTGTTAAACTTTTAGTAGAGAATGGAGCAGAATCACAAACATTAAAAGGATATATTTCTATTAAAGATATTTCATATTATTTATACGAACCAATTCATTATGCTATAGTGCAGAAGAATTTAGAAATATTTAATTATTTAATTGAAAAAAAGTTTATATTAAAGCCTAGTGTATTATTTGCAATATTAACAATCAATGTTCCATTATTTAAAAATATGTTAGAAATTCAACCATATGATGATTATATTGATGGTGGTTATAATACATTTACTTATGCATTATTTAAATATGATGATTTAGAATTAATACAACTACTTGTTCAAAAAGGTGCTAATATTAATTATATTCATTCTTATCAAGGTTCTGCATTAACAGTTGCATGTAAAAAAAATAATCCTACAATTGTAGAATATTTAATATCACTGGGATTAAATGTGAATGATCAAACAGGACATTCAGGTTGGACACCACTGATGTCTGCAGTTTGTAATGAATGTTATGATGTTGTTCACTTACTTTTGGCTAATGGTGCAGACAAAGAATTAACTAATTCTAGTGGTAGAACTGCATTAGATATGGCACAATATAGAAATCGAACAGCGATTATTAATTTATTAGAATAAATTAATAATTTATAATTCATAAATAAATTGAGTGTTTAGTTCGTGACCACCAGTATTGTAAGAGTGGAATGAATACTCTTGTTTTTGATCATCAAAATCACTCAAAAATTCTTTATACATTGAATAAGTTAAGACGTCGTCATCTCTAGCCCACATTAGTTTAATTGGAATTTGTCTACCTGCAAGTGGTTTAGCTCGGCGAGTAATTCCAGGACAAGCTAAATACAAATACTGAACATCAGGATTGACACTTGTTAGGTAAATAGAAACACCACCACCTGCAGATTTTCCTACTACAGAACATTTTGTGATTTCTAATCTACGCAATATTTTGTTAAGAATATTTGCAAAAATACTTTTGTATTCATCTTGTTTATCATAATCATTTGTACTAGAAGTAATTTCTTTAATTTCGTCTGTCCAGCATATCATATAGATATATGAGTATTTTGTATTAAGGTGATTATAGCCAGTCATTAGCATTTTTGCCATATCTTGAAATGACCGATAACTATAACCTGGAATCATAATTAATGGTAATCCATTTTTATTTTTAAGAGTAATCTGTAAAATATTGATGTCACCATATTCTGCTTTAGAATCAGGTAGTTCCATTGTCATACCTTTCATCTTAGTAATATTGTACTTTTTTTTTAATTCAACAGACAGTTCTTCGATTTGTTCTTTTCGAGATTTGGTTGACATTTTAGTATATTAAATATTAATACATTTAATATAGAATATAATTTTTAATATTCTATAAATAAATTATTTTTTTCTTTTTTCTTGTAAATATTCGACATGACGAACATGTTTTTGAGAAAATTGTCCGTTTCGTTCTTTTGTTTTTTTAGCTTTGTCTGCTTTTGTTGCTCGTTTCGTAGGAATGTTGTCCATTATGACAGCAGTAAATTAATTAATTTAATGAACAATATATGTATTTTATTTTTCAATTTTTTTGTCAAAATAGAATAAATTAAAACATACATTCACTAAAATTTATTTTTTTATATACTTCTTTTTCTTTAACAACTTCTTCAAGTGGTTGAACACCATTAATAATATAATTTCTTGATTTATACAATTTAGATCGAATAAAACCTAATTTACGAAATGTTTCTATTTCATCTATAATATCAATTATTTTGGGTTGATATTCATATTCATCCGCTTGTTTACGTAAAATTCTACCAACTGATTGTCGTACATCACCTTTTGGAGTGATCATAAATAGAGTGTCTAATGCAAGAATATCTAAACCTTCACTTGCCATTTCAAATGTAGCAAAAATCAAACTTTTTTCAGATGTTTTCTTAAGTTCATCTTTTTTCATACCACCTAAGTAAAACCCAATTTCTTCTTGTAAAGATGGTTTTTCTTTAATAACCATTTTAGAAATTACATTAAGATGTTCACGACGACCACTTAATATTAGAAATTTTCGTTCAGACTCTTCCATTTTAAGATCAATAATTTCTTTTACAATCAATTGATTTCGTTCTTCAATTTCTACAATATTATTTACCATGGTTGGAATTAATGCTTGACCTCTTCGAGTAGTAATATTTCGAAATTTTGGATGTTTGATAGAAAAGTTAATTATTTTAACATCAACTACATGTTTCATAGGTGCAGTTTCTTGATATAACATTGGACCAGCATACCAATGAAATACTTTTTCTAATTTATCTTTACGTTTTGGCGTAGCAGATAATCCAATTGTATAAACAGGACGAATTTTAGTTAATGCTTTTGAAAATTCTCTAGATGACAAATGATGACATTCATCAAATATAATCAAATCAAATTGGTTCATAATTTCATCTCCGTAATCACGACTACAAATAGATTGTAACATACCAATAACAACATCTTTGTCATCAATATCAATGATATTTTGTTGTAAGATACCAATCTTAGCATTTGAGAATAATTCAAATTTTTCTTTGGTTTGTTCCAAGAAAAATGTTTTATGAACAATAAAAAGAGTTTTTAGTTTGAGTTCGCATGCAAGTTTAACAGCTAAAATAGTTTTACCACGACCGGTAGGAATACTTAATAATCCACCACCAATTTCTTTAATTTTAGGTAAAATTTCATCTATAATTTTTTGTTGATAATCACGAAGAGAACCTTGAAATAAAAATTCTCTAGGATTTTCTATTTTAATTTGATTTGTTATTTTTTTAAATTTAGAATTTGTAAAATGTCTAGGTAAAATTAGATGATCATCCGTTTCTTGATATACAGGAAAAGATACAGGACCATCAGAAAAATCAAATTCGGGATTTATACTTGCAGTAACGGTTAATTGTTTTTTTATTGATTCAATATCTTTAAATTTGATGGGTAATAAAAGTCCTTTACGGGTTAAAAACATTTTAATTATTAAATAATATTTATATATTTAATATAAATATTGTCAATTTTTTATACTATAATTATATGGAGTATATTGATAAATTTGATAATGTTGATCAATACATTACAAAAGTATTAAAAAATGATATAATATTTATAGTATTTATTGTATTATTGATATTAATTGCTACATTTATAAATGAAATTAGAATAGTAACAATACATTTACCATCGAATATTAATTTATCTGATCCATTTGTTTTAATATTATGGATATTATCGATTGCATATTTATTGAATAAAGATTTACGAATTGGTGTATTATTGAGTTTAATATTTTTAATTTTATACGAAAAACATAAACAAAATGCAATAAATAAACAAGTATTACATACATATATGAAAAATTTATCAATAGAACAACGTTTAGAAATATTAGAAGATCAAAAAAAATAAATTACTAATATATGAAAGATAATAATTATTGTATAAAAAATAATTATTTGCCATTACCAACAATTATTAATGATCCATCTATTAATAGAATAATTGCAATTGGAGATGTACATGGTGATATGAAATTAATTATACATTATCTTGAAGTATTATCAAAAGTAATAAAGAGATTATCACTAAATACGACAGATAATAATACAATATCTGTTATGGTAGATAATAAAGAACATAAATATAAATGGATTGGTAAAAATACACATATTGTTCAAATTGGTGATCAAGTTGATAGTTATAGACCTGGTAGAGAAATCAAAAAAGATTTTGCAGATGATATTAATATATTACAATTTTTTACAAAATTAAATGCTCTTGCAAAAAAAGATGGTGGTGGTGTATATAGCTTATTAGGTAATCATGAATTTATGAATATTCTTGGAGATTTTAAATATGTGTCACCTGAAAATATAAATATGTTTGAAAAGTATAAAGATCCATCTGGAAAAGTATTTGATAGTGCAATTGAAGCTAGAAAACATTCATTTGCAAACGGAAATGAATATGCAAATTTTTTAGCATGCACTCGTCATAGTGTATTAATAATTAATGATTTTTTGTTTATACATGGAGGTATAGAAAAAAAGTTTTTAGAAACGTATCAAGGTAGATATAAATTATCAAAATTAAATAAAATTGTACAAAAATGGTTATTAAATAAATTAGATGAATATAAATTCGATGAAACTACTAGAGAAATAATGAATAACAATGGTCCTTTTTGGACAAGAATTATGGGTCAATTATCACCTTATTTATCAAAAAATAAAATTAAATGTAAAAGTGTACTTGATCCTGTATTAGAAGCGTATAAAATAAAAGGTATGGTTATTGGTCATACTCCTCAATTAAATGATGGTATTAATTCAACATGTGATAATAAATTATTTAGAATTGATGTAGGTGCATCTTATGCATTTGATACAGATATAATAAATAAAAATAGAGAACCTCAAGTATTAGAAATTTTAAAATTACCACGATTTACACAAAATAAAGAGGATGAAGATATCTATAAATATACAGTGATATTTTCAAAAAATGAATCATATAATTCAACAGTAATTGGTAATATAGTTGGATTTAGAAAATTAGAAGCAAATATAAATAATTGAACATTATTAATTATATAATAATATATAATTAATATTATCATGGCATCAAAAAATTTACCTTATTTTTGTGTTAAATCATTCATTATTACATATCAACATGAAAATAAGACTGTACAGGTTCATATTGCAAATGATATAACTGAATATATATGTAAAGATATGAATTTTATAAAAGATATGGATAATGAAGATTATAATCCATCATTATTTTTAAATTTTATACAATTTATTTCAAATACGAATAAAGATAAATTAGTGAAAGTACATTACAAATATAAATTTTATAATCATTCATATATAAATGAATATATGAATATATTGACAGTGTATAATGGTCAAATAACTGATAATTTACTTAATAAAAATATGTTACAACAAACACAATATTCAATATAACATTGTTACTTATTTTTATTAAATATTATTACACAAAATACTGTACTAACACAAAAACCGGTAATATATCCAACATAAAATCCATTATCCCATTGATAATCACCGTATTCTCCAATAATATTTTCAAAATAATTTGTTCTATTTAGAGTGGTTATATAGGGATTCATTTTATTATATTTTAATCTAAATATCACTTTATAGTACTATTTATTAAATAAAAAATAATATTTATTAATATTTTTTATTTATTTTTTAACCATAGCTACATATTTTTGTAAATTATTCTTTAATAATTCCATTGCTGTTTTTTGTACACCATTCCAAAAAGCTACACTTTTTTTATCAGATTCTTTCATTGGGTGTTCTTTCATAGCTTCTTGAAATACAAAATTTACGATTTTTGCAGGTACTCCAATAGGTACTAACCCTTTATCATGAGCAACTTTTTTAACGTCTAAGTTTGCCCATACGTAGCGTACTAAAGAGCCTCTTACGGTAATTTGGGGATTTGCTTCACGGCGAGCTTTTTTGCTTCCTTTTTTAGATGCTTTACGAGATGCTTTTTTACTAGAACGTCTAGATGATTTTTTGCTCGATTTTCGTGATACTTTTTTGCTTCTTTTTTTACCACCTTCTTGTTCTTTAAGATTTGCTTCTGCTTTAGTCATTTTATATATATAATATAAATAGTTTTATTTTTGAATTATGTAAATACTAAATTAAAATTGAAAAAAATATAAATAAACGAATATATAATAATATACAACATACAAATGGGAGTACCAAGATTTTTTTCTTGGGTCAATAATAACTACAATGTTATTATTGATCCAATTATGAATCCGCATGAATTTTATATTGACCTAAATTGTTTATTACATCCTATGTGTTTTGAAGTTGCACATGAAGTATTTCAAGAAAATCCTGATATAGACAATGATAAATTAGAAAATAAAATGTTTATACGTATTATTGAATACCTACAAGAGTTATTAGATTATTTAAATCCTACAGAACTTATTTATATTGCAGTAGATGGTGTTGCACCAATGGCAAAGATGAAACATCAAAGAATTCGTAGATTTAAATCAGTGAAAGAGCAAGAAATAAGACAAGAAATTATGGAAATATATAAACAAACACCATCTAAAAAATGGAATAATGCTGTAATTACACCGGGAACAAATTTTATGAAAAAATTATCAATACACTTATTAAAATTTATTAAAAATTATAAATTAACACATAATATTAAAATAATATTATCTACATCAAATACTCATGGTGAAGGTGAACATAAAATTCATCAATATTTGAAAGAAGATAATGATTCTTCCAAAACAAAAGTTGTATATGGATTAGATGCAGATTTAATATTTTTAACAATGGCAACGCAATTAAATAAATTATATGTATTTAGAGAAGCACAGGCTATTGATGAAAAATCGAATAAAAAGTTTTTAATGGTTGACATTGATCTATTAAAAAATGGTATATTTGAAGATATTCAATCTAAATCAAAGAAAAAATTAGAATTAATGCATGTAATTAATGATTATATTATGTTAGGTTTTTTCCTGGGTAATGATTTTTTACCAAATATTCCATCATTAACATTATCACCTATTCATCCTAAATTAGAAAATGGTTTAGATATAATATTAAGTATATATCCTGAATTTATAAATAGTAATGAGTATATTTATACTAACAATAAATCGTTGTGTAAATTTTTAGAAATATTGTCGAATAGAGAAGAAGAATATTTTAAAAATGTATACAATAAAGGTAGAATTATGTATCGAACAAATGAAACAGATCCATGTAAAGTTGCATTATTTCAGTTTGATAATTTAACATTAAGCGATGTTAATTTTTTAAATATAGGTAAAGATGCTATAGATCAATATAAAAAAAGATATTATAATCATTTCTTTCATATAAATTATAAAAATTCAAAAGAATTAGATCAAATATGTCATGATTATTTCATAGGAATTTCATGGGTAAAACATTACTATTTTAATACATGTCCTGATTGGTTATGGTTATATAAACATCATCAGGTACCATTTGTAAGTGATTTATATAATTATATGAAAAATAACAAGTATGTTTTACCAACAATAAATATAGTAGATAATATATATTCGATAAAACCTTTAGAGCAGTTATTAATGGTTAATCCTCCTGAGAATGAACATATATTACCAATTGAATGCAGAAGTATATTTAAAAATATAAATTTAAAAGAGTATTTTCCGAAAGAATATGATTTTGATATATTTATGAAAACTAAATTTTGGATGTGTTATGCAGAAATACCTAATCCAAACTATGATGATTTTAAAAAAGAAATTAATAAAATAAAATATAATGAAGAATCAGAAAAATTAAATAAAAATTTTAAAATCTATTTAATTTAATTTATGTTTGATTAATTATATCTTATTGTTATAATAATTATGAAAAAAAATATAGATATAAAAAATAATTCTTCTAAGATAGATATGAGTGGAAAAAAACAAGAAAATAAACCAAAATTTGATCACATATCAAATAGAATAGATTTTATTCATACGCTATTAAAAGATAAAAAATTAGATCCATTAATTGATATTCAAGCAAATTTACAAGAAGGTGGTAATCCTGATGATCAAAATCGAAGAGATATTCGAGATATATTAAATAAAAAAGTATTTGATTTTAATCAAATAATAAATGATATTGGTGGAAAATTACAATATGTTAAAAGTGGTACAACTGGCCATACATTTAAAGGAATATCATATAACAATAATGGTAAAATAATAAATTATGGTGTAAAAGTAGTTGCATATTCCAAAAAAGATTCATATGGAGATTTAAATTTATGTGATAGACCAGAGAATGCAGAAATATTAATGTTAAAATTATTAAGTGAATTTGTATTAAATGGTCAAACGCCTCATATTGTTTTACCAATCGGTTCATTTAATACAAATATTGCACCATTTGTTAAACTAGCAAAAACATATACAGAGTCAAAAAAATTTGATTCATTTTTAGAAAAATATCATAAAAATGAATATTTTAATGATGTTAGTATTTTAATTTCAGAATGGGCAAATGGTGGTGAATTATTAGAATATATAAAAGATAATTATAAAACAATGAAGGTTAAAGAATGGCGTGTAATATTTTTCCAAATTCTAAGTGTATTAGCAGTAATACAAAAAAAATATCCTGCATTTAGACATAATGATTTAAAACCTAATAATATATTAGTACAGATTAGTGAATTAAATAATAAAAATTTAAAATTTAGATATGTAATTAATGGATTTGAATATTATGTACCTAATATTGGTGTGCAAATAAAATTATGGGATTTTGATTTTGCATGTATACCTGGTATTATCGAAAATTCGAAAGTAGATGCGGAATGGACAGATAAAATAAATATTAAACCAGAACAAAATAGATATTATGATGTTCATTATTTTTTTAATACATTGACACGAAAAGGATTTTTTAGTGATTTTTGGACAGTATCTGAAGTACCCAATGAAGTAAAAGAGTTTGTAAGGAGAGTTGTTCCATTAAAATATGCAGAAGGAGAGTATGTGTCTGAACGAGGTAGAATATTACATAATAAAGAATATGTACGACCAGATATATTATTAGAAAAAGATATATTTTTTGAAAAAATGAGAGTTAAAAAAGAAGAATAAATAATTATAAATTTTATTTTATTTTATATATAGTAATGATAAAAATATTTATAATAATAATTTTATTAATATTTGTAGGCGTATTATGTACACCAGAGGAATTTGATATTTCAGCAAATTTAAATTTATTAACGGATAAACAATCTTTAAACGATAAAGCAATTGTATTACCAATTGATTATTCGAATATTAATGATAATGAATATCCAAAACAAGTTGATTTTAATAAGAAAATAAAAATTACTGATTTACAAAAATTAAAAGCAGTAAATAATATTCTAGAAAGAATTAAGGATATACATACATTTAATGTATTTAATCCTGCATTACGACCTGTAACAGTTATTAATCCTGATCAGACTAATATTAATTATATAAATAATTATATAGTGAATAAAATAGCATATTACTCAGGAAATCAATATACTGTATCTATAGTAGGTACAAATAATATGAAAGGACATGAAACAGATGATCAATACTTAATACAATATAATTTAACAAGTAGTATTAATAATATAGATGATACAACCGTAAATGTAAATGTAAAAAAATTAATATTTAATATAATTATATCAGTAATTATTACGAAAGAACAACTAAATAAAACATTAGATATATATTTTAATGAATTACGAATAGATAATCCAGATATATATATAACTCCTAATAAACCAAATATATCATATGAAGAAATAAATTAAATATTTTATAAAATTTAAATATATTTTATAAAATATGAAGGAATCACTTTATAATGCAATTATTTTATATTTAATAATTGTAGTTGGAACTATTTTTATTAATGATCCATTCTTTTTTAGTAGCGGATATAATTTAAAGAAAAATGATATAATAGATATACCTAATTTTGTTATATTTGTAATAGTAATTGCAGCAATGAGTTTATATATAGCGAAAGTATACTGTTAATAAATATATTAAAAAATTGAAATTCATATTGATTGAATGAATAAGTAAATATATTATATCGTTATTTACCATAGTTTCTATCTCTACAATGAGTACTGAAATTATGATTCCGAATTTTGTAAGCAATCCTAATGCTGATTTTATTAATACTGTCAAGAATGAATTGATTGACTTTTATGTTACCGGCAGTAATAATTATTTTCGTAATCAGGTGATTATTCATCATCCTGATACTCGGGTATATTTTAAATTTGATGTTATTTTTAAATCAATGCTTGCTACGTGTAAGACTAAGAAGGAACAGCAAGATATGATTTCTGACATTACAGTAAAATTAATTGTTAATATGCCGTATATTAAGAAGGAATTAAATACTGTGTTGCCGTCTCTTCTTAAGAAGATGAATTGGGAATATGTGAAGCTAGAATTTAGTAATTTTGATGCATCTAAATTTATTGGTATGGATCATTCCGATGAATCGAATCCAGTTCCCAAGTATGGTGAATCAGCATGCATGATTATTGTGTACATGAAAACAATGCCTGGGTTTGAGCCGATTCACAAGCCGGTAATTAAGATTAAATCTGAAGATGTTAAACTGCCAACCGTTTCAGGTAAATATTTGGATGCTGCACGTAAAGTAGCAAAGATGTCAGAATCTAAAAAGGAGGATACTGAAATTAAAAATATGATTCAAAATGCAACTGAAAATGTTAATGAAACATCTACAAATCCATCCACTGATGCATCCGCGGATGGATTTACTGTTAAATCATCACGATTCAAGGGTAAGCGGAATCCCAATTAATTATTTTATTATAAAAATTGAAATTATAACTGTTTAATTATGATTTATATATAATTATACATTGACTAAGTAAAGACATATAAGAATGTCTTTAATTACTCCAATTCCGATGGATTCCAAATTTATTGATCAACTCTTTGTTGATATTAAAAAGTGGTATACATCTGAGTGGTTTCTTACTAATTTTACTCAATTTAAAAAAGATAATTTGCTTAAAATTGATTTGGGCCGTATTGTACAATCGATGTCTATGCCTGATGATAAATCTGATTTAGCGACTTCATTGTCTATGAGTTCGGAACATTTGATTAATCAAATTCAATATATTATTCCGGTATTGTACTCTGAGTTACCTAGTATGTTAAATGCTTTTAATTGGAAGTTAACTAAAATTCAATATATGTTTTATGATCCTGATTATATTAATTATAACAAATATACTGGTGTTCAAACTAAGGGTAAGTGTGTTTGTCAAATTCTTGTTCACATTGAGCAGATTGAGGGAAAGAGTCCTTTTTGCAAGAATCCTAATTCGCCCAAAGAAAATGTTGAATTTGTAAATACAACTAAAATTGAAGAAAAGTTATGCCTGAAGTGCCATAATAAGTTTACACCTAAACAAGCACATTATCAGAATTGTGTAAATTGTACCAAGTTTACGATTGCTACTAGTAAAAAGTGCAAGACCTGTCCTACAGTTTTTACTCCTGAGCAGCCTTATTATGTAAATTGCCTTCCTTGCTTTGAAAAGATTAAATCGTCTGGTGCCAAGTCTACGACGGATACAAAGAAGTGTAGCGACTGTTCTACCACTTTTAAGCCTATCAAGTCTCACTATCATCAGTGCATGTCTTGTTTTGGCAAGAAGAAGTAATTTTATTTAGAATAATGTAAATAATTTAATATTTTTTTAGTTATATTTTTTTTATTCGTATAATTTAAATGTAATTGAATATCAGTAATTGGATCATAATATGTGCTATAATAATTTAATATTTCTGACATATACAATAATATATTTTCTTTTGTAAAAAAATCAGTGCTAAATTGTTGACAAGTTTCACCAATTTTTTTACAATCATTTTTTGATATAGCATCTTTAATTTTAGCATCAATTTGTTCTGGAGTATCTAAATTAGAGTATTTTACTTTTAAATAGTGTATATTTTCTATAAAAAATGAATCATAATATAATTTATAATCTTTTGACGTATCTTCATTTTCTAGTAGTATTACACAACTTCCAGTTAATGCAAGAAAAGGAAATCTACCAGAATATCCAACTCCTTCCATATCTAATAAATATTTATACTTGGTATGATCTATTAAATCTACATATACATGGTTGTTATTATAATTATTAATTAAATTATAAAAATAAAAGTTATCATCTTTTAATATATTTAATTTTTTTCGTATATCAGAAGATGCTATACCAGACCACATAACTTTATTTTCTTTATTTTCCCATATTACACTATTATCAAGTATGTTCTGTTTTGTTACAAAAAAATCAGATGATTTTGCGTCTGACCAATTATAAAATGAAAAGTTTGGTATAGTATTAACTTTACAATCAGAAGTATAATTAAAATGTAAAAAATATGGATTATTAATAGGATTATCCATGACGTTACATATGATTTCTAGATCATTTATTTTATAAATTTTTAAAGTATCATCAATCATATTTTGAATTGCATGTAATCTTTCTATAAAAATAGAACTATGATTTTTTTGTATTAATTTTTCATATGTTGCAACATTATTTTGTATTTTAATGTATAAAGATACAACATTTGTTTTTTTCCAATTTAATATATCTAAACTGGTATATGTATTAATAGCAATTACTGGTGTAAAAAACATTTATATTTTCTTATATATATTTATTTCTTATATATATATATATATATATAAGAAATGGGTCAAGCAGGTAGTACCACAGCAGGAGCAACAACCACAACAACAGCATTTAGTGGAGATGCAAAAACAGATATTACAGGTATCAATACCAATATTACATCAACACAAAAAAGTCTAGGAGATATAAATACTAAAATAGATAATTTAACAAAAATATCAAGTACAGCAGCAAACACGACAACTGCAAGTTGTCCACCATCTTCATCTTCATCTTCATCTTCATCTTCATCTAGTTGTACACCATTATTAAAGATGTCATATGATAATGTATTAGCAGATATAGATGGCATGACTCATTATGATAGAACTAAACTAATTAACAATAGTTCCCCAATGGGATATCCATCTATAGATAAGTGTAGTGCAATTAATGCTGATAATAGATTTATTACTGGCTTTAAAAATACTGTAGCTGTAAATTCTCAATATGGTCCTAACGTATCACTAGATTTTGATTTAGAAAATCCAATTTCTATACAATGTTTATATAATACGAACTTACAAAGTACACAAATAAATCAAAGTGGTAGTATACCTGCTTTTAAAGTAACTTCTAAAATGGGTAATAATGTTCAAATTATTCCTATTCCAATGGGGGGATGGGGTGTTAATTTCATAACAAGTAATCCAAATTTTATAAAAGATGCATCAGGTAATATAATTGGTCTAGATGTATCAACAAATATTATGGATTCATCACTGATGCAAGTACCACTTAATACATTATGTAATACAAAAGTACCATATACTAGACCAGCAAGTATGGTTGAAGATCCTGTATGTAAAAACCAATTAGGTAATCCAAGTGATTTTGTTACATATGATTCTAATAGTAATATTTGTATACAAGGTAATAAAATTACTAATATATTACGTCAGCCATAATAATTTAATATATCTATACAGGTATATGTATTAATAGAAATTACAGGTATAAAAACATTTATATTTCCTTATATATATTTTTTTCTTATATATATATATAAGAAATGGGTCAAGGAAGTAGTACATCAGGTTCATCGGGTACATCAGGTTCATCAGGTTCATCGGGTTCATCGGGTTCATCAGGTTCATCAGGTATAACAACTGCATTCAGTGGAGATGCAAAAGCAGATATTACAGGTATTAAAACTAATATTCAATCAACACAAAAAAGTATAGGAGATACAAATGTAAATATAACTGGTATAAATACATCTTTAGCAGCTATAAGCAACAAATTAAATACTCAAACTATTTGTCCAACTTGTCCAGTTACTTCATCACTACCTGCAAATGATTGTAACCCCTTATTAACGATGAGTGCATATGATAATGTTAAAGTAGATATAGATGGTATGTTAGGTAATAATATATCCTCATTTATTACTACTCATACATATCCTCCAGCTGATAAATGTAGAGCAATTAATGCAGATAATAAAGTTATAACAGCATTAAGAAACTATAGTAAAGAATTTACAAATGCGTATGGGAGTGTGGGTATGGGTGCATCTGTAGATCTAAATATTAATAATATACAATGTTTAGCTTCACAAGCTAATCCATCAATTGGTGGTAGTATTCCTACTTATAGTTTAACAATAAAGGGAGAACGAGGTGCTACTGTTAAAATGCCTGTACTGATGGGTGGATATGGTGTATTGGAGCAAGGTATTGCAATAGATTCTAGTAATAATGTAATTGGTATAGACATTAATAGAAATGTAAGAGATTCTATTGGAATTCCAATACCATTGTCATCATTATGTAATCCATCCATTCCAGGTACAAGGTATATGGGTGTAGAAGATTCTATATGTAAAGCTAAATTAGGAAATCCAACTGAGTTAGTTACATTTGATGCTAATTCTGGAAAGTGCATTCAAGGTAATATAATAACAAATGTATACAGAAATGAGTAGTAAAGCTCAATTGGGTAATCCAACTGATTTTGTTACATACGATCGTTCTAGCAATTATTGCATTAAAGGTAATTATATAACAGATGTACAACGTACACTTGCATAATTATTATTAAATAATTTTAGAATCTAAATTATTTAATAACAAAAACAATTTCTTTTAATAATTTCTTCTCCTTTAATTAATTCATTTATAATTAGATTTAATTGATCTAAAAATACATCAGATTTATCTATTTTAATTAATTCATTATCTATTAAAATTATAAATAGGTATTTTATTATTGATAATGAATTAATATATGTAATATCGTTCATGATATTTACATCAGATTTATGTAAATTTATTATTTTTTTAATTAATGTAATAAATAAGTTAATATCAGATACAGTTATTTTATTATCCTCAATTATTAATTGAATAGTATGTTGTATATCTTTTAATGCATTTGAATTATTTACTAATAATAATACAATTTTTTTTACATTATCGTTATCATCTAATGATGATAACGAATTTAATTTAATATTATTTATTACTTCTACGTTTACGTTTTCAAGAATAGAGTTCATAATATTAAATTATATTTTCTTTTTGTAAATTATGAATAATCTAGATATATATTTACTAATATGCATTATTGTAACATTTTTTATTATCATTTATTTTTCATTTACAAAACAAGAAGAACCAAAAGAACAAGAAGAATTTAAAAATATAAAAAAGAGAATAAATAAACACATACCAAAAAAATCTATAATTATAGAAAAGTATACACCATCTGATAATATAAATATAAATACAAATACAAATACAAATACAAATACAAATACAAATACAAATACAAATACAAATACAAATACAAATAAAAATAATGTCGGAAATATATTTCTACCATCTGATAAAATAAATACACCAATTGATGATATTAATTTATTAATAGATGATTCAATCCAAGAACCTCAATTTTTTAATCCACTTGAATTTCCAGAGAATACAAGTTTAGAATTAAAACCATTTACTTCTGATAATGTAACCGATATGTATAATGCAAATACAATACCTGAATTATATAATAAAATAAATGCAGATCCATATTTAGTATATAAAAATAATGACAATATGTTATAGATATATGGAAAAAAAAACATTAGAACTAGCAGAAAAAATCTGTAAGAAAAAGTTTGAAGAAAAATTTGATACGAAATTTAATAATAATGACAAAGTATTAATTGAAAATACACGATCCAAATTAGATATTCTTCATGATCAAATTTCATTATGGGAAACATTAGGACAAGTACATTTATCTGAAATAGAAATACAAAATGAATCACCTATAAAACAAGGACTATATTATGTATGTAAAGAAAAAATTAAATGGTGTATGAATAAGATATTTGAATTAAAATAATTTTATAAAAATTGATATATAAAATATTTAAGAATTTATTAAGATATATATTATAAAATGACAAATATATTAAATAGAGAAATTACTACTTTATCTATTAAAAAAGAAGTATTAACTTACTTTTTTGATAGAATCAATTATTATGAATATCGATATATAATGTTAAAAACATTATCCGATTTACAAAAAAACGAAAAAAACATAGAATATGTTATTCCTCATATTAAGGGTGAACCATATTTTCTAATTTTGGGTACATTTAATTTTGATAAATCGAAAAAAACGAATGCATTTTTCATTGAAAAACGTAAATTAAAATTTAATTTGGAACAATGTAATATAAATGAAATAAAAATTTATTCGTATAATTATAAAACAATACCAAAAACATACATTGGTACAATATTTGATGGTAGAGTTTTAATGCCAAATAATATTTTCTTAATACAAGATTGTTATTATTTGGATGGAATAAAAATGGATGCATGGAAATTAGAAAAAAAATTAAATTATATTGATGAATATATTAGTAAAAACATAAGTAATCAAAATATTAAAATAAGAAAAGTAGATCTTATTACTGATATTCAAGATTTAGATAAGAAAATTACTAAATCAACTGTTGATATAAATGGTTTTATATTTTTACAAGCTAGATCTGGTATAACATATATATTTATAGATAATGATAATTTTAAAGAAAATAAAAATATTCAAGAAATTAAACAAGAAGATAAACTAGAAGACAAACTAGATAATAAACAAGAATATACTGTATTTACAATTAAAAAAGATGCAAAACCAGATGTATATCATGTATACAATAATGATAATTTAATTCATTTTGCAAGTATACCAGATATGCATACTAGTCAAATGGTGTTTGATGTACTTAAAAACATTGATTCTGCAAAATTTAAATGTGTTATGTGTCCAAGATGGAAACGATATAAACCAGTTGAATTAGTTACGTAATTGATTAATCATGTCTGTAAAATTACTTATACTACCTAAAAAATATTTTGCTCCAGCACAAATATACATATCAACAACTGCATCTTGTAATGATGTTTGACGTAAATTAGAAGATGATTCTATTTTTTTATAAATTAATCTATTACCGTAAAAATTTATAAATTTTTGTTGTGTTTCATTATTGTCAGTTGCAATATATACTTTTACATTACTTGGATATTGGTTAATAAAATGCATATAATCTTGATCGGATAAATATGTTGTTATATTTTTATTTTTATAAAGTTTTAATATATCTGTTCGTCGAATATGACATGCAATATATATTGGATTTGATTTTTGTAATAATTTTTTAGTATTATCTATATTTTCTTGAATATGTGGTAGTGGTTTTAACAATTTGTAATAGTTATGTGATATATAATCAGTATTTATACCTTTGCATGTATGTAGATTTACATCAATAAAATATATATTTTTATAATCATATACCATATCTATATTTTCTAATGGTTCAAATAAATTATTAAATATATCAGGACAATCATCATTAATATTCCAAATAATACGTAATTTTTTATTTCCAAATTTATTATTATGGTACTGATATAAATAACTAAGTAATATTTTTAATCGATTACATAACCCATAATTTAAATTAATAGTTAGATATTGTTTTTTATTCAGATATATGTTGTTCATAAAATTGAAAATATTATAATTTATAGGAAGAATTTAAATATAAGCATACAAAATGACAGTCGATACCTTAATCTCGAAGTTAGAAGAACTTGATCATGATCTAGTAATAAAACCAGATCATGATCCAGATAATAAGTGTAATTATAAATTAAATAAAAAGCAATTAGTAAAGTGTTTTAATAATAGTCATATACAAAGCTATGCAGATAATATATGGAAAAAAGATAATACAATTACATTAAATGAATTTATTAAATATATGTATTCAACAAATAATAAAAATACAAAAGGAATTTATCATATTTATATGGATTATGTGTTTGCATTACATAATATTGAAATTAAACATCCATTGAATTTTTCGAATTTAAGTATTCAGGATATAAATAAAGTTAAACCGCAGAGAATAGAGTATTTTTTTGCATGGTGGGTAAATAATCAAATCCAAAATCATACTTTCTTAAACAAAATGAAACATATATTACAACCAAAATATCAAGAAACTATGGGTGATTATGATAAACGATATTATGATATTAGTTTTCCAAAAATTAAATTAGTTATTGAAATTCAGGAAGATAATGCAAGTCATAAAGATAATGATAATGATAAATTAAAACAAGATCTTGCAATTTATAATAATAATCAAATGTTTTATATTCATGAGAAACAATACAAAGATGCAAGTGAAAATGGAAAATATGGTCACATAAATTATTTGGAAAAAATATGGAAAGAGATAAGTATGTATTTAATTCAGGGTGTTTTAGCTGTTGGTTCAACAATAGAAACTCGACAATATGTTAAATATAAGTTCATTGAAATTGTAAATATGAATAAAAATCGACTACAAAAGGAATTGACACAAGTTCAAACTTTAGCTAACAATCATATTAAATCAAATAATATCAAGGGTCGATTAAAATATTATAACAATCTAGCAAATAGTAATCATAAATTTATTAATGATATTTATCGATGGCGATGTGATAAATTTAATCATACAATTCCATTAGATGAAGTAATTACATTATTACAAATTAATGAGGAAGCAGAATTAGAAAATTATATAGTAACGAAATTAGATTATCAACGAATTGATGATAAAATACATTTAACGTGGAATTCATTAATTAAATTAATGTTAGATTATGAAGAGATAGATAAAGATGTAAAATTTACAATTCATGAATATCTTTCAAATATTGAAGATATTTATGAAGAAATTATTATGCATGTTCGTACACATTATGAAAAATATGCGAATGTGAATGATAATAATATTAAAATGGCAGAAGAATATCTTCGTACTCAAATAGAAACTAAAAATCAAAAAGATATGAAAATGTTGAAAGATAAAAATGAAGAATTAGTTAATAAAAATAAAGTATTGAGTGATCAAGTTAAAAAGGTGATAACAAAGACTAATTCAGTATATAATCACTTTTCTAAAATTAAAAGTATTAAAATTACCAAAGAGTATAAAGAAATAATTGACAATCTTAGTAAAATGTACCTTAAAAATGGTTCAAATACTCTAACATTTCAAAATATTAAAAATGAAAGTATTTTTGAGGAATTAGTTGATTTTCCAATTAAATATACGGGTAATTCAAAACATCAAGTAACAAAAATAGAATTTATAAATATATGTGAAATTAATAATATTAAGCGTAGTATTGCAGAAGATACTATCAATAAATTAGATACAGATCCATTTGTAAAATCAAAGAGTATTATATATGGTATTGTCAATTGTGATTTAATTAAAAATTTTGATGACGAAGAAGAAACAAATCTAAATATTATTCAAGAAAAAATAGGAGAATTAAGTTTATTAGAAGATAAAACAGAAGATAATACTGAAGATGATACCGAAGTTGCAGAAGGTAGTTTATAAATTAAATTTTTTTAAATTAATAATAATATCTTGATAATCGACACCAGTTAAAGTATCCGTTGTAAATTTTTGTGCAGTAATAAAGGGTAATAATTTTTCTACAAATTTCATACTAAATGTAAATTTACTCATATCATTTGGATAAAATTTAATCATTGCACCCCACGCATCAAATCCACTTTTTTCTATATTTCCATTTTCATCAATTGGAAATATTTTTATAGAAATACTAAGAACCCATGAATTTTTAGAAAAGCCAGTTGTAGTTGGAAATATTTTAATATTTGCTATTTTTTTATTACTATATGTACTTGCTTTTTCCTTTAATGTTTTTTTGACTTCTGCTTTTGTCATTTTAATTGCCTTAAATGTTTGTTGATCACATAAAACCCAAAAATTTAATAATTTTTTATCTGACAAATCATCTTTTAATTTTTGTATTTTTTCTTCCATTAATATACAAATTCAAAAAATAAATAATTTTTATGTATAAACAAAATTATAATTTTTTCTATTACGACTAGTTATTGTATTAATATATTGTACAGTATTAAATAATGTATTTGCACTATCAGCTTTATGCCAAGTTATTAAATCACTACTATATGCAATTGCAGGATCAGATGCATTATTGGTACTACATGTTACAATCCAATATGTTCCATTCCATGTAATATCACTAATTGATCCTGGTAAATATGTTTCATTTGAAGATAAGTTTGTAATATTTTTATTTAATCTGGGAACAATATATTTTATTGCAGGGTCAGATATATATATTTAAGAAAAATATATATATATATATATCACATAAAAAATTGAAAAAATCAATGTTTATTATGTTTATTAAATTGATCGACTAAACAATCTAATAAACAATGAATTGCTACGTGTGTGGCTGCTCTTCCAAATTTGATGAGTGCGGTGATCGTATCTGTGGTTGTGACACATGCATCAAATCAGGTTGCCCAATTTACACGACATTCCACTTAAATGCGATAAAAAAAATTTCAAAGTGGTGGAAGTCGATACCTGGATGTGTACGTTGTGGTATCAAACCTAGAATTGATTGTATGTTTATTTGTGAACTTTGCTATCATAATAAACACATGGATGAATGTTTGGCTTGTACAAATAATCAAAAACACTACTTTGGAGAGGCAATACAACACCGCTGGGATAAAGGTGAGTGGTAATTTTATTTAAACCCATTCTTCAACAGGAATATTATTAAAATAGAAATATTGAGGCATATAAGTCATATTTATAGTCTTCATATTCATAATCACATCTTAATTCTTGAATACCCTTTAAATTTATGAATGCATTTCTTGTTAAATTTTTAATTCCATATATAGCTAAAGTATGAATACCTTTCAAATGAACAAAAGCAGCATCTGTTATTTGTACACAATTACTCATATCTAAATATTGAATACCTTTCAAATGAACAAAAGCAGCATCTGTTATTTTATCACAATATTCCATATCTAAACGTTGAATACCTTTCAAATAAACAAAAGCAGCATCTGTTATTCGTCTACAATGTTTCATATATAAACGTTGAATACCTTTTAAATGAACAAAAGCAGCATCTGTTATTTGATTACAATAACTCATATTTAAAGTATGAATACCTTTCAAATAAACAAAAGCAGCATCTGTTATTTGTCTACAACTACTCATATCTAAATATTGAATACCTTCCAAATGAACAAAAGCAGCATTTGTTATTTGATTACAATGTTCCATATTTAAATTTTTAATACCTTTCAAATGAACAAAAGCAGCATCTGTTATTTGTTCACAATTAACCATTCTTAAAGTATGAATGCCTTTCAAATGAACAAAAGCAGCATCTGTTATTTGTCTACAACCACTCATATTTAAAGTATGAATTTTATTCAAATGAACAAAAGCAGCATCTGTTATTTGATAACAATTTGATATATCTAATGTTTTAATTTCCTTCAAATTTTCAAAAGCTGCATCTGTTATTTCTGTACAAGAACTCATATATAAAGTATCAATACCCTTTAAATTTTCAAAAGCCGCATCTGTTATTTGCCAGCAATTATCCATATATAACGTCTTAATACCCTTCAAATTTTCAAAAGCCGCATTTGTTATTCTCCAATTCTTTTTTATATTTAAAGTATGAATACCTTTCAAATGAACAAAAGCATCATCTCCTGGATTAATCCCTGATATATATAAAGTATGAATGCCTTCTAAATGAACAAAAGCAGCATCTGTTATTAGTTCACAACCTTCCATATCTAAACTTTTAATACCTTTCAAATGAACAAAAGCATTATTTGATATTTGTCTACAACTTTGCATATTTAAAGTATGAATACCTTTCAAATGAACAAAAGCAGCATCTGTTATTCGTCTACAATACATCATATTTAAATATTTTAATTTACAATTACCAAATTCATCTTTTGGAATATGGATAAAATCATTATCAGTTATCTTTTGTGTCTTAGCAATATTTAACCCAATTGCATTAGGAAATAATTCAAAAAAACGTTTTATAGTGATAAAACCAGATAAAGGATCATTATAAAAATTCCATGGATATGTTCTGACAGCATCTCTAGCAGCTTGACTAATTCTAGAATATCTTAGGGCATCTTTCATAGAAGTTATTGTTGGAAATATATTTTCATGAATAACTTCTGGTGGTATATATAATTCATTATCTTCGCCTTCATTAATTATAAAACCACCTTTTAATTTATTGTATTTTTCTAAATATTTATTATATTTATTTTGATAATTCATATATATAATAAAATAAGAATATAAATAATGTATATTCTTATTTAAACCCATTCTTCAACAGGAATATTATTTAATAAGTAATTTTTATATTCATCATATTCATAATCACAATATAAATCTTTAATACCAATTAAATTTATAAATGCATTTTTTGTTAAATTTTTAATTTCATGCATAAATAACGTATGAATACCTTTCAAATGAACAAAAGCAGCATCTGTTATTTCTACACAATCACTCATATCTAAAGTATGAATACCTTTCAAATGAACAAAAGCAGCATCTGTTATTTGTCTACAATTACTCATATTTAAATATTGAATATCTTTCAAATGAACAAAAGCAGCATCTGTTATTTGATTACAATCCATTATACTTAAAGTATGAATACCTTTCAAATGAACAAAAGCAGCATCTGTTATTTGTCTACAATGCTCCATAATTAACCTATGAATACCTTTCAAATGAACAAAAGCAGCATCTGTTATTTGTCTACAATCTATCATATCTAAAGTATGAATACCTTTCAAATGAACAAAAGCAGCATCTGTTATTTGTACACACATACTCATATCTAAAGTATGAATACCTTTCAAATGAACAAAAGCAGCATCTGTTATTTCTACACAATTACTCATATCTAAACTATGAATACCTTTCAAATGAACAAAAGCAGCATCTGTTATTTGTTCACACCATCTCATATCTAAATTTTGAATACCATTTAAATGAACAAAAGCAGCATCTGTTATTTGATTACAATCCATTATACTTAAAGTATGAATACCTTTCAAATGAACAAAAGCAGCATCTGTGATTTGTCTACACTCCCCTATAGATAAAGTATGAATACCCTTCAAATGAACAAAAGCAGCATCTGTTATTTGTCTACAACTTCTCATATTTAAATATTTTAATTTACAATTACCAAATTCATCTTTTGGAATATAGATGAAATCATTATCAGTTATATCATGTCTATTAACAATATTTAACCCAATTGCATTAGGAAATAATTCAAAAAAACGTTTTATAGTCATAAAAGCAGGTATACGATCATTATAAAAATTCCATGGATATGTTCTGACAGCATCTCTAGCAGCTTGACTAATTCTAGAATATCTTAGGGCATCTTTCATTGAATATTCTGAAAATATATTTTCATGAATAACTTCTGGTGGTATATATAATTCATTATCTTCACCTTGATTAATTACAAAACCACCTTTTAATTTATTGTATTTTTCTAAATATTTATTATATTTATTTTGATAATTCATATATATATTACATAAAAAATAAAATGACAACACTAATATTATCTCCAGAACCTTTCTTAATTGCATATTCACCTAATTTTTTAGCCACATTTTTTTGTGTATGTGTATGATAATTTTGTAATAATATATTTGCTTCGGTAGTTAACATTTCTCGTAATACAAAATCAACTGCTTCTTGAGAATTTAATACATCCCAAACACCATCACATCCTAATATAACAAATCGTGAATTTACATTTACTTGATAATTACAAATTTCAGGTACATGTGTTACATATGGTAATACATCTAAATCACCAAATGCTCTTGATACAGCTAATCCATTAATTCGAGGATCATCACCAGCTTCTTTAATTATCTTACCACCTAATTTTTCTATTCTCATTTTTTCTTCCCACATCATAGGTTTATGATCTTTTGTTAAATTCATTGCAATATTGTATTCATTACATAATACAGCACGACAATCACCAACATTCATAACTTGGATATTATACATATCATTTTTACCTTTTTCTAATTGTAAGATTAAAGCAGTAGAACCCATATGTTTTGATTGTGGTATGTCTTTTACTATTTTTGATTGTAATTTATCAAATATTTTTAAAATATATTCATTATTTTTTGCAGAAAATATTTTTTGTGTATTTGTATATAAATATTTTGGCAAATGTTCTTTAAGATATTTACTTACTAAATTACCACCATGACCATCGAATATTCCTATGATATTTGCATTTCTTTTTTTATCACTTTGTGAATCTTGATTTAAATTTAGGCTATAAAATAAATCATCTTCATTTTTAGGTCTTAAACCTAATAAAGATATTGTATGTATATGCATAAATAAGTAAAGATAATAAAATTGAAAATTTATAAATATAAAAATATATATATTATAAAAACATATAAAATAAACATGCCAGAATCTATTCAAAATTTAACTGTATTTCCAATTCAAAACCATGAATTATGGTCACTTTATAAAAAACAACAAAGCTCTTTCTGGAGGGCAGAAGAAGTTGATCTATCAAATGATATGAGAGATTGGGAAAAGTTAAATGATAATGAACGATATTTTATTAAAAATATTTTAGCATTTTTTGCAGCATCAGATGGCATAGTAAATTGGAATATTTCGGATAGATTTAAGGAAGATATTAAATATATTGGTAACCTTTACAAAGAAGCTAAATATTTATATAATTTTCAGGCGATGATAGAGGACGTGCATAGTGAACAGTATTCATTATTATTAGACACATACATTAAAGATAGTGATGAAAAAACACATTTGTTGAATGCTATTGAAACAATTCCATGTGTAAAAAAGAAAGCGGAGTGGGCGATGAAATGGATTGAAGATAAAGAATCTAGTTTTCCATTACGATTAGTAGCATTTGCAATAGTAGAAGGTATATTTTTTAGTGGATCATTTTGTGCAATCTATTGGTTAAAAAAGCGAGGATTAATGCCAGGATTAACAGCAGCAAATGAATTTATAGCAAGAGATGAAGGTATGCATACAATAACTGCATGTACTTTATATAAATTAATTAATGAACGATTATCGGAAAAAGTAATATATGAAATTATGAACGATGCCTTAGAAATAGAAAAAGAATTTATTACTAAATCCTTACCATGTGATTTAATTGGTATGAATTCAGTAACTATGTGTCAATATATTGAATTTGTAGCAGATAATTTATTAGTCAATTTAGGATATAATAAATTTTATAATGTAGAATTTCCTTCAACATTCTCTTTTATGGATGCAATATCAATTCAAGGTAAAACAAACTTTTTTGAAAAGCGTCCAACAGAATATCAAAAGGCAACTATTGGACAAATTAAAATTGTGGATGATTTCTAATTTTTATAATAAAATATATACATTAATAATATGGGTGAACAAATAAATAATTTATATAATTTAAATCGACCACATTTAGTTGACATGAATGTATTAGATAATATCACAAATTCATTTAGAGGAGGGTCAACACAATCAACAGGATTTAAAAATAAATTTCTTACAAAAATTACAAATTTTATTCAATCTGCAGGTAATAATACATGTGGATTGGTTAAAGATAATTTATTTATATCAGTTATAATAATATTATTAGTATTATTTTTAACATGGTGTTATATTGAAAAGAAACGATATGATGCAATACAAGAAAAAATATTAAAAAAAAAATATATGAAAATGTTATTAGAAGAAAATGATAATAATGAATTTGAATATTTTAATGAAATACCGGATAAGGTACAATTAAATGAATTATTTGAAGAAATTAATAGTGAACTTAATAAACCATTAAATAATAAAGAAACTAACAAAGAAACTAACAAAGAAAATAGTAAAGAGATTAAGAAAGAAAGTAAGAAAGAAAGTAATAAAGAAAGTAATGAAGAAAGTACTATAGAAATATCAGATATTACGAATAAACCAATTGTTAAACCAAAAACACAAATAGAAAGTTCAAATTCATCAAATATGAAAAATAATATGCAAAATTCAGGTTCTTATATGGATATATCTAATTTTACACCTACATCATTTATGTTATTATAATATAAATATAAACTATCATATTTTTTATGAATCAATATGATAATTTTATATATGAATTAATATTAATGTTTTTATACAATATAATACATTGTAATTATTATTTATTTTACATTATATCCAAAGTATTGATTAATTGTTTATTTATATTATTACGTAAATATTATAATTTATTATTAATAAAATATATCTATATTCCTATTAATTTAGATGTAAATTTGGTTAAAGTAATAATTATTTATAAAAATATAATTATTTTTGCAAATCAAATTAATCTGAATTACTATCATATAAAATTTAAACATAAAAATAAAAATAGATATATCATTGGTAATGATAAGTATGTTTCTATAAACTATAAATTTGATAAATTTATAAATTTACCACAGAAAAAAGTATCTAAAAAAATTAATATAATTTTTCTTCCAATATATAAATATTCTATAGAAGATTGTTGTATATGTTACACTAATATGGGTGAATTAGTTGGTGTATGTGGTCATCAAAATGTATGTAGAGAATGTTTAAAAAAAATTAATAAATGTCCATTATGTAATACTACAATTACGTATAATAAGTTAAATTTATTAATTAATAATTAATAAAAATATATAGATATATAATCTTTTGTATTTTATATATATGTTAAGAGATCCATTTAATCTAACACAACAATCGCCATTATTAGAAGTTGCAGTACCAAACTATAATCATCATAATGATACTAATATTCCTACACGTAATCAATTATTATCATCCGAATCGTTTATGAATTTTATTAATGAAATTGATGTAGATGCTCAATCGTATGTATCGTATAATTCTGATCTTAGTGGTGGTAGACAAAATTCTCCTGGTGATTTAATACACCAACAAGCTATGGAATATTTAGAAAAAACATTAAAGTTATCTAATATTAATGCCAAAGCGTATAAATCACTTGCGTATCATCATATCAAAGAAAAACATCCTGATGCATCGGGATTTAAACGAGCAGAAATGATGTTAGAATTAATTAAAAGCAAATCTTTTATTAAAGATTTTGCTAAAAAATTAGATGACAAAGTTAAATTTATTCAAGAAAAAGAAGCTGAACGTGGAAGTGAAGAGAAAGGTAAAACAAGAAGAGTAACACGAAAAAAGAGTAGAAAGAGTAAAAAAAGCAAAAAGAGTAAAAAAAGCAAAAAATCTCAAAGAGGAGGTGGTAATAGTAACTATTATAAATATGAAAAATATTTAGCAAAATACAATAGCATGCAAAATTAAGATAGAAACATTTTACTAAATTTGAAATAAATTTATATTATAAATATTTATTATAATATAAATTAAAAATGAATGCTACCATTAAGAAATATACTTCGGATCCAGTTGCATTTATAGAAAAAGTATCGGATGAACAATTATCCAAACTTATATTACATGCATCTAAAAAATACTATAATGAATCTGCAGTTATGACAGATGATGAATTTGATTTTTTAGTTGATGAACTAAAAAAAAGAGATCCAAAACATCCAACACTTGCTAAAATTGGTGCACCATTACCAAAAGTTAGCGAAATCAAAAAAGTTAACTTACCATATCATATGGGTAGTATGGATAAATATAAATTATCGGATAGTAAATCATTTGCAACATGGTTAACAAAATATACAGGTTCGTATACAATTACGGATAAATTAGATGGTGTATCAGCATTATATCATTGGAAAGATAATGTTGCACATTTATATAAACGTGGTGATGAACAAATGGGAAGTGATGTAAGTTTTTTAATACCATATATACCAAGTTTAGCAAAATTAAAATGTACATCAGAAATTGCAGTACGTGGAGAATTGATTATATCATTGGATAATTATGATAAATATACAGGTGATAAAACAAATCCACGATCAATGGTTGCAGGATTAACAAATAAAAAGACGATTGATCCACAAACAGTAAAATTAATTGATTTTGTAGGATATGAACAATTATATCCACGATATATACATACAGAACAATTAAAAAATATTAGTGATTTAGGTTTTATTACTGTACATCATAATTTATTAAAAAATATTACATTTGAAAAATTAATAGATATATTACAGGATAGAAAAAAGACAGGTAAATATGAAGTAGATGGTATTATTATTACTGATAATAATTTACACCCTGTAAATAAAACAAAAAATCCTGAATATGCATTTGCATTCAAAGAATTGCCAGAAAAAAATACTGCAAAATGTACTGTAATTGAAGTTGAATGGAATATTTCAAAAGATGGTTATATTAAACCAACAGTTTTAATTGAACCAGTTAAATTATCTGGAGTTACTATTAAACGTGCAACAGGTTTTAATGCTAAATTTATTTCAGAGAATAAGATCGGAAAAAATAGTATTATACAAATTAGTCGTGCTGGTGATGTAATTCCTCATATTGAAAAAGTAATTAAACCTACTAAAGCAGATATGCCTACATTTGCATATGTATGGAATGAAAGTAAAGTCGATATTGTTGTTGATACAGTTAAAAATAAGAATAAAGATGTAATACGAGAACAACGAATTAGTGAATTAACATATTTTGTAACACATGCAAATATAAAATTTTTGAATGAACAAACAGTTGCAAAATTGTATGATGCAGGTTATGATGACATAATTAAAATATTAGAAATTAAACAAAAAGAATTGTTAGAATTAGATAATTTTAAAGAAACAATGGCAGAGAAAATATATGACAGTATTCAAAAAAGCATAGAAGAACTAAATATATTAATATTTGCTAATGCTAGTAATATTTTTGGCCATAACTTTGGTGAAAAACGATTAAAGAAAATATTTGAAATTTATCCAAAGATACTTGTTTGGATAAAAAACAAATCAAAAGAAGATATCAAAAATGATATTAAAAAAATAGAAGGATTTGAAGAAATTACAGCTAACCAATTTGCAGAAAAGATTATTGAATTTGAAAAGTTAGTAAATAAGTTACCAAAAGATATACAAAAGAAAGTATCAGAATATAAAGTAAGCACACAAGTTATCCAAGATAGTAAAATATCGGGTAAAATATTTGTATTTAGTGGTTTTAGAAATCCTGAATGGGAAAAATATATTGAAAATCATGGCGGTAAAGTAAATAGTACAGTTAGTAGTAAAACAAATTATTTGGTAACTACACAAGAAGAGATAACAAGTGCGAATAATTCAAAAGTAAAGAAAGCTATTGAATTAAGTATTGAGTTATTGAATAAAGAAAGTTTTGAAAAGAAATTTATAAAAAATTGAAAAAATAATTACATATAACATTCATTATACCTATTAACACACAAAACAACACACAAAACAACAACCTACAGAATGAAGTGGCAGATTTCAAACATCGAGGTAAATGGCCCCGGTAATTGGTATATTGAAGGCTTTCGCGATGATGGTCGTATATTGTATACTACAATTCAAAGAACAACGTACCAAGATGCGAAAGTTAACAAAAAAAAGTATTTGGGTAATTTCCCAGATTATAACGAGGGAGTCGCTCTATCATATATCAATGAATACGAAGTGTATATCATTGATATTACGATGGATCGTAATAGAGAAGAAGTTGAAAAAATGAAGAAAAACAAATATGTTTCTACTAAGCAACTATTTTTTAATGGTATTCCTTGTATGGGATTGCCATTACCAGTATTTGCCCACTGGAAAGGGTTGATTGAAACAGACATTGATTAAAATTAATTTATATATACAAATGCTAGCTAATACTACATAATAAGAACAGCTACTAGTCTCGATGTATATATGTGTGAAACCAACTGCTGCTAGTTTAACAAATTCAAACTAAAATATTTTCTTCTTTATATATATATATAATGGAAGGAACAGGCAATCAAGGTACAGTAAAAGGATCTTGTCAAGATGTTTGCAAAAGTGTTAGATCTATAGTTGAAGGTGAAAAAGGTATATTAAATGGAAAAGAATATACTGCACAAGAAGATGCAAATTCAAAATGTTGTTCAAAAAATGCAATATTAATAACAAATAATCAATATTTATGTAAATAAAT